TTTTGGTGGGGGTGGAGCCGGTAAAGCTAAGGGCTTCTTATTTGGTGGGGGTGGAGCCGGTAAAGCTAAGGGCTTCTTATTTGGTGGGGGTGGAGCCGGTAAAGCTAAAAGCTTGACTTGTTCTATATTTTTCTTGTTATTTTTAGCAACTTGGATAGCCGCAGAGTTTCCATTTTTAACGGCGAGCTGAAGCTGTTTGTTCGCTTCTTTTACCTTTTTATTGGTTTCTGTGCGGATTCTTTGAATGGCTTCGGCTGCTGCGCGTTCCGCTTTCTTATTTCCTTCTTTCATGGCGTTGTTGTATGCTTTCTGAGCCTCGCTTATTTTGCGTGTTAAGTTTGCAATTTTAGCCTCACTTTCCCGTTTATTTTTTGCGACGCTTTCCCCCATTTGACGAGTCATAGCGACGAAACTTTGTCGATTTTTAGTTATCTGCTCTTTGAACTTAGTTGAAGTGTTTTGTACTTGTTTTAAAAGTAGAGCGTTTTTTCGAGCCTGTTCGTTGGCTTTTGTCTCAGCCGCTTCTAAGTTTGCCTTTGCCTTCTGTGCCGCAATCTTAGCTTCGGCTGTTTGATTCTTTATAGCCTGATTTGCTGCGGCTTCTGCAGCTGCGCGGGCCTGATTAATAACCGCTTTAGTTTCGGTATTCTTTTTAGCGAGTTCGGATTTTAAATTTCTCTCATTTTGTTCACGCGCTAATGTGGTTGCAGCTACGAGATTTTGAAGTTCCGTCTGAGCTTTGGTAGCTGCCACTCGAGCTTCGTTCGTGTTGGCAGACGCTGCCACTTTTGCGGTTTCAGTAGCTACACGAGTAGCTTCGTTTATAGCTTTACGACTTTCGTTATTTTTAGCATTTATAGTCTCTTGTAATTTCGAAACTTCGCCTTTCGCTGCTAACCTATTTTTATTTAACTCATTAATCTTAGCTTGAGCATTCTCAGCAGCCTTTTTAGCTTTGGCGTTCGCATTGATGGTGTTTTGTTTGCGCCCGGCTTCTAGTTCGTTAATTTTTTTTTGAGAATTCGTTGCGTTCACTTTTATACCTTTACGCTCAGCCTCAAGTTGGCTTATTTTCCTTTGGGATTCTTGGAGAAGTTGTTTGGCCCTCACATTACCACCAGTGGCAGCCTTTTCTAAAATTTCAGATTGACGCCTAACATTTCGTAATTCGATGTTTATCTTCTCAGATTCTCTCTGTGCTACGAGCGATGCCCGTTGTTGATTATTTATAACACGCATGGTCGGAACCATCATAGAAGCTGGCCTAAAAGCCGAATTCGTGCGTTGTAATCGTTCCCTGTGTCGCTTTTCAGCTAATGAACGACGAATATTACTATTATCCTTGAAAAGGCCACCTAATAACCCGTTAGATCCACGTTTGGGTTTATTATTGGTGCGATCCCGGTTCACATTGTTCATGTTACGATTTCTATTCGCGTTATTGTTGTTCAATCGATTCGCGTTATTGTTGTTGTTCAATCGATTCGCGTTATTGTTGTTCGACCGATTAGCGTTGTTCAAATTGTTCAAATTGTTCAAATTGTTCAAATTGTTCATCTGATTCGCGTTAGCGTTCGCATTGTTATTAAACGCGGCGTTGCGTATAACTTCAACAGAACCCTTATGCAACATAACAGGTTCACGTACGTTCATACCAGAGAGACGTCTGCCTATAGCCTGACGCAATTCTGCTATGGTCTTATCTACACGTAGTAAACCAGCCTTTTTAGCTATACGCTTGACATCCTTCAACTTGACGTCTGAACTAAATAAAGCCTCATAATCCTTTTGAGATAAAGGAGATTTTGCGTCTAATAAATACTTTTTGTCGCGAGTAATAGATAAAGGTGGAAGGGGAGAATTTCCACGTTTGGCGAGCTTCAAAATTTCACACGCCGTATCACGAGATATACTCACACTCTTACCCGTATGTAGCTTCACCAATCTCCTGATGTTCACAGATTCTGATCCTGGATCACACGCGTCCATATTGTTATAATCTGATAAAAAAATATAACAATAGGTTTTTTTAGTTATTTAAACCATGTAAATACATACGTATTTTCTCTTCGTATGACATGTTAAATAAAAACAAATTATGATTCCCTGTATCTACTTCTATGTTTTTCCCGTATGTTTCCGTGTTTAAGTGTGCCCTGACGTTTAGTACCGCCGATAATAAAGCACTCATAAACTCTTTAAAGTTTGATATGCTTTCTATGTATATATCTTGAGGTTTAAGCCTAACACACATGATTTTATGATATGGAATATGTATAAATGGAGTTGCAGGTATTATTTCCTTCGTACCTCCATCTATGTATATCATATCTCGATACTTCTTCGTTGACGTTAATATTGGAATGGATATACTAAGACAAATGGCATCTATGACTTTCATTTCTGGATGAGTATCTACCGAAAAATATTCAGTTCTTCGTCTATTGAGACAATATGCTGAGACGTATATCTTCTTTTTCAATTCTGAAAAGGTGGGATCGCATTCATATATTTTTACTAAAATTTTTCGTATAGGATTTATATCTATTAAACCATAGGACGATAATAACGATTTAAGTTTATATTTAGTTAATTTTTCTATATCTACGGATAAGAGGCGTTCGAGTACATCATACAGTGGAATTTCAAGAGCTAAGAATAAAGCTAATATAGCACCCGCTGATGAACCGGAAATTTCTTTGATATTTTTTAAATTTTCCTCTTCACGTTTTAAACAACCGAGAACCGTGAAGATTCCCATGGCTGCTGGACCTAGGATAATGTATTCCATCAGTCACTTAATAAAACTGAGGAAATTGCTTTCGTAAAAGAGCGAAGACGACCGCGTATACGACGGCGTGCGTAAGAATGGCGGGACGGGAAGTCTTACCAGACATGAACTTACCGGGAGGGATCGTAAGAAGCATACCCGGGCTGAGGACCATGAAAAGAGTGGTGGCCACGAGAAGATCGTTCCTTGTGAGTACGACACCCATAGCGCGAGCGACGAGAGAGTACACGATGAGGAAGACTAATGCGTGGAAGAACACGGACATGCGATCGGTGCTGACATTCTTGAAAGAAATCTTGGTACCGGAAGTCTTGAGAAGCATACCGGGGCTCAGCGCGAGAAAGAGAGCAGCGGGTACGGCAACTTTCGGGGAAGCTACGTTAGGGATCATTTAGTATATACACATAAAATTTTTAGTAAAGTGGAAAAAATCGTTAAATAGCGCTCCCCTGAACAATTCCTCGTGAAGATGGTTATCATTAACCATTCTTCTGAGGGTTTTCCAAACATAACCGATTCTTTCTTCGTACCACTTAGTTTGTTCCTGATACTCGAAAGTCACACGTTCCTCTAAAGGATCGTGATGCATATGACAAAATTCAACAAAATCACAAAATTGTCCTGTGTGTTCAATTTGAGCATCATATAGAAGTGTATTGATAGTATGCCACATTCTCCATAGTACGTCCGAGTGTTCAACTTCCCAATCTTCGATGGTCAGTTTATTGTTCTCGTTGTATTCCTCTTCATCACTATCGCACACATCGTATCCTTCGTTAGCTTCGAAAACGTATTGGTTCCAGACCATTATTCCGTTGGTTTGTTTTTGACACCCGTGAGAGCGATAGTAGAAGTTTCCTTCGTTGGAATGTTATCGAGTATAACCTTTAAGACGTTTTCAGCTTGTTGTTCGTTTCCGTCAAAGAAAATAGCGAGACCTTCCTTAACCGTGTTCTTATTAAGACCACCTTTCCTGACACTTTTCTTGACCGAGATTTTACCCTTTTTGAGGTTGATTACGTCGAGGCCGTTATCTAACATTAGTTTTTTCACCTGCGACTTAAGTGCTTTTTCTGCATCTGTGAGAATTTTTATATCTGAACGAGCTTCTTTAATCTGCCTGCTGAGGTCGACCAGTTTAGAGACGCTTTGGGATAGTTCATCTGATGCCATATTGGACATGTATACTATAAAGAGGGATAAGCTTTAAATATATTTAAACGAGGGGGCGCATCATGGTATCACTCGCGATAGTCGAGTTCTGCCAGACGTAAGGCTTTTTAGGGTTAGGGGGCTCGGCGCGTACCTGCTGGTTAGCGTTTCGGAGGGCACCACCCACACTCTCGGGGAAACCAATCTGATTACGGGGAGCGAGGAAGTTCTGACCGGAAAGGATTTCTTCGGGTGCAAATTGACCAAAATCCTCCTGGGTAGCCACCTTGCGGGGAAGTAGAGAAGACGCGAGACCAGTACCCGCCTTCATCTCACAGCTGGGATCGGATACGACGGGAGCCGAATCCGGGGAGCTGGGAGCGAGATCAACACCGACGGGGGCGTAGTCCTTGGGAGTGACCGCGTATGTAGAAGTCTTACCAATGGTCTGAGTGTATATAGCGTAGACGACGAGTGCCGCGACGACTACCATCATTGCCGTACGAGGAGAAATCTTCTTCATCATGTTTTATATATACTGATAATTTTTTTTTACTCACGATCCTCGAACATATAGTCTTCTGGATATGATTCGTCAAAATTGTTTTCATCCTTCTCAGGTTCGGGATCGGGATCGGGATGAAGTTTGACCTGGACAATATTATAAGTGGGACCGAAAGCCTTCTTCGCAAACCAAAGTCCCGAAAATTCTACCACCACGGAGCAATTCATATCCTCCTTCAGAGTATCGTAATCTACGACCTCCTTCTTGGAGTTAAAAACCTTGGTAGTGTCTAGACGTTCGGCAGAAATAGCACCTTCCCTGGAGTACGCGCGGTGTAAGGTTTGCTCAGAAAGTGCTCGACCAAACCATTCCTCGCTGTTGACAACAGCGTTGGCGACGTTGGTTTCCTGAAGCTCGTCAAAAGGTTTGGAACAAGAAGACTCAAAAACAAAATCGTGAGAAATATCGACGATCTTTACATCCTCGAGTTGAAGAAAGTTACGCTTGCGCTCATCGGAAAACGCTCGAACGTGGCGAAGGCCGTCATCTCCCTTGGTAATCTTGTCGTAAATCATTTTATACGTTTTGAACGTCTCATTTCTTTAAACCTATATAGGGTATTTTAGAAGCACGTTCGATCAATGATTTAGACATCCAACTATCCCTCCTGGGATTGAAACCATATAACGTTTTATTCATCTGTAAATTTTTAGGAATATTCTTAGCTTGTACTGGCCTGTAATTGAATTCATTCTTAACGTATGCGTTTGATTTTACATTCTTCCACTTGTAGTTTTTCAAATTAAATCGCTGATTACCATGACTACGCTCATATCCATTTATATTGTTATTGGCACTCACGGCTTTGAGACCGTGTACAATTTGTTTAGATAGACGATCTTCGGGTGGTATGCTCGTGTACGTATCGTATTTAACAGGGTTAACACGGGTAGCTTTTTTCATATTAACGACACCCACGCGTTTCTTCAACGTTTTAATTTTGGCTAGTTTAGGTGAAACCTTTTTAAATATAGCTTCAATACTATCCGATGATTTTATATTTTTATTAAAGAGTTTACCGAGTTTTACGAGACGTTGCCTATCTTTCTCCTTTTTTTCTGGTCTCAATTTTAATTTATGCATGAGATAGATATCTTCGATTAAGAACTCTCTACTCGCAACCAAAATGTATGTATTCTTTATCATTTTCCCAGTCAGAGCATTTCTATAAATTATACCACGTTGCCTAGTGTGTGCTACATCATGACCAAATTCATCAGGTCTCATAAATGGGATGTCCAAAATACCACCTACCACGAAATCTTCCACCTTATTTTTATCGGGGGAAAAGCATCGAACGTTTAAGTCTAAAGCGAATAATTCTACATCTATGAAAACATCCTTGGCGGAAGGTTTGTTAGTCTTTCCATTTTTCTTCTTTTTTATGAGAGTATACCTTCGTGTAATTTTAGGACCCGTAGATTTGAAAGATAATCCCGTAAATTTGTAAACTTTACTCTTAACAGATTTGAGTCTATTTACTATTTTCACGTTCATCCTTTTCGCTATTTCGCCGAGTTTATCCCATAAAATTAACTTTGTCGCTTGTAATTTACCAAAGTACTTAGAATCGTTTGGTATGAGGGGTACAAATTTCGCGTCGATATCGCTCGTGACTACCCGTTCATCGAACGGCATGTACATATTAAACGCTTCACCTCCACTGACTATCAGGTCTCCCATGGATTTCGTCGCTGTGGTAAGTTCACCTATTGTGTCTAATATTATGTCCCTTATATTATCCGTGACGAAAACGTATACTAACTTTTCAAACGATTTAGTAGAATGTGTAGAGCGCATTCGAGCCCTAAACTTAGCGACATCACCTGCCTGATCCCTTTCGTAATATTTTTTCAATTTAGCATCTCCGAAAAATAAATTTTCATTCATAAATTTGGTGATCGCAGACTTAGTGTAACTTTTTTCGTCCATTATAATATATAGACATTATAATCATGGGCCCTTGCGAAGACACGAGAGATTGTAGGTGTTATGCTGATAGTTTAGGTAGTACAGATCCTATGAAGAATCAGATATGTGGAACCAGAGAGAAAGGTATAATAATCGCATGCGACGATAATTGCTGCCCAGGTGGTTGTCCAAATTCCACAAATGATATAACACCTAGAGAACCTTATGGTTTTGGTGTTTCGTACACGATTTACACGATAGTTCGCTTCATTCTTTTCCTACTCATTTTACTCGTAATAACTACATACTTAAAGATCTAACGACTATACATTGTATAATGTCTACTGATACCAACTGCAACCGTGATTCATGCCTTGTTGAGATTACCGCTCTCCGCGCCGAAGTTAAGTCTCTCACTAAGATTGTTCGTAAGATTAAGGCTAAGCTTGACGATCCCACTGGTGAGAAGTCGGCAAACCGCGCCAAGAACAATGGATTTAACCGTGAGCAGAAGGTTTCTGACAAGCTCCGCGATTTCCTAGACCTCCCCGCCGACAAGCTCGTTTCTCGCAGCTTTGTAACTCGTGCTATCAACAAGTACGTCAAGGATAATGGACTCAAGCACCCCGACAATGGACGCATTCTTGTTCTCGATCAGAAGCTTCGCGATCTTCTCCAACCCCCCGCCGATGTTCAGGTTACTTTCCTGAACCTTCAAAAGTACCTAAGTCCACATTACACGAAGGTAGAAGCTTAAAAAAATACTCCATAATAATAATATAAATGTTGGTTGATAAAAATACTATTGAAACCCTCGTTGGTACAAAAATCTCTAATTTGGATTTGTACGAAAGAGCATTTACCCATAAATCCGCACTCAAAGAAGATGAAACTCTATCAGGTTCATTTGAAACTTTAGAGTTCATAGGTGATTCAGTGTTAGGTTTTGTTATTACAAAATTTTTATACGATAGATATGAAGATAAACAGGAAGGTTTTCTTACAAAAGCTCGTACGAAACTCGTACGAGGTGAAACCTTAGCGAAAATCGCAACTAAAATGGAGCTTTATAAGTGGATCAAGATGGATGAAAAGGGTATGAGAAATGAATGGAATCATAATCCGAAAATTCTTGAAGACGCGTTCGAAGCCTTGATAGGTGCAATTTATATGGATATGGGATTGCTCCACGCGAAGGAATTTATACTTCGCATATATAACGATCCTTCGTTTGTGAACATGGATTCTATCATGGTAGATGACAATTACAAGGATCATCTCATGAGATATTGTCAATCTAACGGTTTATCTCTACCGGTGTATAATGTGGGTCATCACGAGAATGGGGTTTTTTACATAGACGTGTTTGTCGATGGTGTGTGTTTGGGGAGGGGGTTCGCTAAGAATAAGAAACAGGCGGAACAGAATGCGGCTAAAACATTCTTTTATCCACCTAAGTTATACAATCAACAGAATCATTATAACAATGTCCGATAACTACGAATACAAAAAACGTGTTACGAAAAACGATAAAAAAAACAAAAAGGGTGTTTATTCTCAAAAACACGTTCGCATATTACTTAAACAGTTGGACTCTAAAACAATTAATGTTGGAGAAGATACGCAAGCTGATAGAAAGGGAGTATGCTCCTCAAAAGTCGGAGGAGTGGTTGAGTCTAAGGGGTCACATGCTCACCGCAAGTGATGCGGCGACAGCAATCGGTGTGAATAAATATGACACACCCGAAGGCCTTCTTCTAAAGAAATGTGGACTCGGTGAAAAATTCACCGGCAACGCAGCTACACGTCATGGTGAGCTATACGAAGATGAAGCACGCATTCTTTACGAACAACGCCACAATGAAGTAGTTCACGAAATAGGGTTATGTCCACACCCTGTCCATAAATGGTTGGGTGGAAGCCCTGACGGTGTATCGGAATCTGGCAAACTTGTTGAGATCAAATGCCCACCAATGCGGCAGATTATACCGGGTGAAGTGCCAATCCATTATATGCCCCAGCTTCAACTATGTATGGAGATTTTAGATCTGGAAGAAGCTGACTTTATCCAATATAAACCTGCGGCCACAAATTGGCCTAAGCCAGAGGAGTTTGACGTTGTTAACGTGAAGCGAGATCCCGAGTGGTGGAAAACTAACTTGCCCATAATGGACAAGTTTTGGAAGAAGGTGTTATATTATAGAGAACACTTAGACGAGCTTCCCAAGCCCAAAGAAAAAAAGACTCGTAAAAGGGAACCGAAGGAGCCAAAGGTTCAAACGTGTGAAATTTTTTCGGATAAAGAAGACGATTATAATAGCCAATGATAAATATATACCTAAGTCATCAAACCTTTTTCAAAAAAAACAATATGTCGTACACACTAGCCACAGAATCATTAAACGGGCGTCTATTTGTACCCTATCAACACGATGGTGTGAAATGGATGCTTGGAATGGAATCGCAAACTTCTGGGCCTAAGGGTGGCTTTTTATGTGACGAAATGGGTTTGGGTAAGACCGTGCAGTTGATTTCTGTCATGCTTGGAAATCCACAATCTCGCACACTCATCATCGTACCCAAATCTATTATCATGCAATGGTGTGAGGAAATCAAAAAATTTGCACCGAATCTTAAGGTGCACGTATACGATGGACCTAATCGCAAATTACAAGCCGATGCTCACGTGACGATCGCACCTTATACAGTCACAACCGTCAGAGGTGCTGAAAATGGTGGAGATACCCCACTTCACCGTGTACATTGGAATCGGGTCATCCTCGATGAAGCTCACGAGATTCGAAACAAAACTTCAAAAACATTCAAAAGTGTATGTCGTCTGATCACAGATATTAAATGGATTGTCACGGGTACACCTGTTTTCAATTCGATGGAAGATTTCGTTTCTTTGTGCACTTTTTTGGGTCTTCCCAAAACTTTCGTTCAAGGTAGAACCAAAGATATCAAGGATATTTACATTCTTCGACGAACCAAAGAAGATTTGGCTAAAATCAACGAACGTCTTCGTCTCCCACCTTGTATTTTTGAAAATGTGGAACTTGAAATGTTTCCAGAAGAAAAATCGTTATACGAGTGTGTATTTTTGGAAGCGCAGAGTACTATTCGAGACGCGTTTAAAAATGCACAGAGTACAAACTCTAAAAATATGATCATATTGGAATGTCTTCTTCGGGCCAGACAGTGTATGATTTACCCCCAGATGTATCTTGATGGTGTGGCTAAACAAAATGAAGTCGTACCGGAAAATTTTACCGGGCGAATGAAAAAAATGGAAACCCTCTTGAGATTGATCGAAGAGCACCCCGATGAAAAGGCACTGATATTTTGTCAGTTTAAGGCTGAGATGAATTATATCCAAACTCAGTTGAAGTGTCCAGTCTTTCGCATAGATGGATCCGTTTCAAAAGATGATAGGGTGAAGCAAATATCATCATTTAAGACTGCACCCCAGGGAGCTGTTTTCATAATTCAGATCAAAAGTGGAGGACAAGGTTTAAACTTGCAGGATGCGACACGTGTTTACATAACCGCCCCAGCTTGGAATCCTGCGACAGAACTTCAAGCTGTTGGTCGGAGTCATCGAACAGGGCAGACTAAAAAAGTATACGTAAAAAAATTGATTTATAAGGAATGTCCACGTTTCATCAGTGTCGAGGAAGAGATGATGTCTCTTCAAGGACATAAATCAATCGTATGCGCAGAAGTGCTTAACGATAATCGACTCGAGAATCAAATACCAGTAAAGAGGGTATCCAGTAAAATTTCAATTCTCGACATCCGAAAAATTTTCCGCGCTTAATATAAATGTATACAGAAGCAACTGGTTCTCGCGCGGAAGTTTTTCACGGTGGCGCCATGCACACTCCCGGTGGTCTCGTTAAGAGCGATCTTGTTCAGGACAAGTACGGTAATATCAAGAGTAAGGCCGCCGTCGCTGCGGCCAAGAAGCGTATGAAGAAGGAGGGTGCTTCTTCTATGGTTAAGGTTTTCAAGCCCGCCAAGAAGGGTGACTTCAAGCTCGCCCCCAAGAAGGGGACCAAGAAGTACAAGACCCTCATCAAAAAAATGTGAGAATAGTATAAGAATGACCCTTTCTAAGTGGGATGATGCTGTTCGTATAGCTAAAATAAAAATGGATATAGATCCCAATAGTTTTACCGTGATTAAGGGTAAACTACTGAGAGAGGCTCAGATGATTTATCATTTTTTAATATCAGATCAAAAATCTAAAGTATAAATTGGAATCCTTTTAATTGTTGTGGTTCGTATACCACGAGTTGATGTAATTTCCAAGTCACACCGAACTTCCTGTTCAAGAAATACACTGTACCTATCTCTACGATAGCTACACCCGAGTTTCTTGAATAAAGTTTATCTTCAGCGGAAGTATTTATACTCTTTCGTTCACTGTTAAAAATACCAGCTTTTATGTTCCCGTCAGGGGTTGTGTCTACTTTTACTCTAAACTTCGGATCATGTCCAACTGAGTGTTTTATGTTAGAATTATACATAGGTAAAAGTTCATCGTACGACATGTGCTTTCCAAAAATATCGACACTTTGATTACTCACCTCTTCGATTATACTTTTCTCAGTTGCTTCTATAGTGTCATGAAATTGTTTGACGTAGTTGTCCTCCTCGTCGTAACCTTTCATAGAAAAATCCAAATTCCATTTGGTTGGACCAACTTGTGGGACGAATCCTGATACACCAAACGGCATATACATTCTCGGCGTTTGAATTCTCATAGGTTTACCTTCGGGAGAACTGATGCATATTTTTCTTCCGTCGTACTTGAGAATGTTCAAGTCTTTTAATGTATGAAACTTTGCCATCTAAACAGTAATACACCCTAAGCTTTAAGCTGAACATGCGGTACATTCAGCTTCAAGACTAAATTGGATTGGTCGAGCTTTCGCCTTACTCCTTAAATAATACATACCGGTCTTGAGACCAGATTTCCACGCGTACATATGCATCGAGGAAAGTTTAGACAATGTTGGACTTTCCATAAAAAGATTCATAGATTGCGACTGGTCAATGAAATGTCCACGATCCGCTGCCATATCAATAATACATTTTTGACTAATTTCCCATACAGTTTTGTAAAGAGTCTTGATATCATCGGGGATATCAACGATAGTTTGAATCGAACCACCAGCCTTTACCATGAGGTCTTTCATTTCCTTAGACCAGAGACCACGTTCTTTTAGAGCATTTACCAGATGATTATTTACGACAACAAATTCACCAGCGAGTGTACGACGCAAATAGATGTTAGTCGTGTAAGGTTCGAAACACTCGTTATTACCCAAAATCTGAGCAGTGGATGCTGTTGGCATAGGAGCGAGAAGGAGGCTGTTCTTCAGACCCTTAGTCTTTACACGTTCCCTCATCGCGTCCCAGTCATAACGACCACTGAATTTGGTTTCACCTTCCCACATATCTGGTTGAAGAATACCTTGTGATGCCGGGGATCCCTCAAAAGTTTCGTACGAACCATCTACTTCTGCGAGCTCTGAACTGGCCTCAAGAGCTGCGTGATAGATAGTCTCGAATATATGCGCATTCATAAGACGAGATTCCTCACAGTCAAATTGAAGACCACATAGAATGAAAACATCTGCGAGACCCTGAACACCGAGACCAATTGGACGATGCTTCATGTTAGAGCGACGAGCAGATTCAACTGGGTAAAAATTGCGGTCGATAACTCGATTCAGGTTCTTGGTGACAGTCTTAGTGACTTCATGGAGCTTGTCATAATCGAAGGTTTTCGTTTCCTTGTTTACATACTTTGGGAGTGCGATAGACGCCAGGTTACATACAGCCGTCTCATCCTTATCCGTATATTCGAGAATCTCTGTACAAAGATTGGAACTCTTAATAACGCCTAGGTTCTTCTGGTTGCTCTTAGAATTACACGCATCCTTATAGAGCATGTATGGTGTTCCGGTCTCGGTTTGACTTTTAATAATAGCCTTCCATACTTCCGAAGCGGGAACAGTTGCGTTGGCTAGACCCGCCTCTTCGTACTCGGTGTAAAGTTTTTCAAACTCTTCACCGTACACATCGGAAAGTCCCTTGGCCCTATCAGGGCAGAAAAGAGACCAATCACCTCCTTGCTCGACTCGTTTCATAAACAAATCTGGTATCCACATCGCGGTGAATAGATCCCTACAACGAGCTTCCTCATCACCTTGGTTAAGACGGAGTTCCAAAAAATCCATAACATCAGCGTGCCAAGGTTCGAGATACATAGCGAAGGATCCCTTTCTACGACCTGCCTGATTGACGTATCGCGCGGTTGCGTTGAACACACGAAGCATGGGAATAATACCATCTGACTGGCCATTTGTACCTCTGATACGAGATTTATTGGCTCGGATATCATGAATATGTAAACCGATACCACCAGCCCACTTTGAAATTTGAGCACACTCCGTCAAAGTTTCGTAAATACCGTTGATTGAATCTTCCTTATTCGCAATCAGGAAACATGATGACATTTGCGGACGGGGAGTACCCGAGTTAAACAGGGTTGGAGTTGCGTGGATAAACATACCCTGACTCATCTTATCATAAGTCTCGAGTACGGCTGGAATGTCCTTACCGTGAATACCGATGGACACGCGCATGAACAAATATTGTGGTGTTTCCATGAGTTTTCCTTCATATTTCTGAAGATAGCTCTTTTCGAGTGTCTTTAATCCGAAATATCCAAATTCAAAGTCCCTATTCGTGATAATTTGATCTTTTACTTGGTGTGCAATTTCAGCTACTTCTTCGGTGACTATATCAGCTTTGTATAACTTTTTCATCGCGATATGAAAATTATTTGGGGCTATTTTTTGAATGTTGCTGGCTATTATACGCGTTGCGAGTATTTCGTAATCTGGATCACGAGTAATCAGTCCAATACAAATTTCGGCTGAGAGAGTGTCTATCTCCTGTGTTGTTATACCGTCGTGTATACTGGAAAATACCTGCTGAGCTATCATTGACGCGTCTACACCCTTAGAAATATCATAAGGGTCGTGGGTTAGTTTGGAGATCCTGTTGGTGACCTTATCAAATTTGACGTCTTCAACACGACCGGACCTTTTGATTACTTTCATTATATTGCTAGTACTATCTAATCTTTTAATTACATTTGAAATCGACACTTCGGACTGGAACTGGACCCACTGTTTCGGCGTATCGATTAGGAGCTAAGAACGAGGTGTTCACATTGAAGGGTCCAGCCACACCGGGTTTGGATACAGGAGGATAAGACGCGATGAAGCAATTGGGGGCTTCACACACAGGCTTTTCATAATTGCATGGTTTGGTATTATAAGCTTCGTCAAAGTCAGCGATGTTTAACATTTAATATCTACATAGACTTTTTTTCCTGGAATATATTAAATGTGTGATAGACTTCATCTGAATTCAATTCAACAGACTAAAACTCCTCTCAATAGTTTATTCTTCTCGGAGTTCAATGTCAATATTCTCCAGCGTGCGATACGTCAATCTTTCAAGAATGACACAGGCATTTCCATAGACTACCAAAATTCGAGTGATATTTTTGCCATCATGCGATCCGTGTTCATAAACAACGCTGGGGATCATAATAGCCATGTAAACGAACAGGTTAAGAAGATGAACCAGATCGTCATTAATACCGCGAGCCAGCAAATTCGTTCTGGTGTCGCATCGTATCTAGGTTATATCAAGGATATTGATAGCGTAGCTATACCTCCTAACTTACCCCAGAACACGAGCACATACGGTGCAAAAATGGAAAAGAGTCGACAGATTGGAATTTAAAGAATTGATCCGAGATATAGACAAGGAAAATGTCACTCAATTATTATAAAGATGAAACAGAAAAGATATGTAAGTCCAAGGGGTGGGATAGAGCGGAAATAAATACAGTCTGGCTACTATTAACTGAAGAATTTGGAGAATTGGCGTCGGCTATACGTCAATATAAGCGAACATTCAAGAAGATGCACGTTAAAAAAGAGAAGGGTGTCGACATAATGATGGAAATGGGCGACGTATTCTCTTATTTGTTTCAACTTGCTCACATGTTAAACATAGATTTAGATAAAATGTGGCTTGAACATGGTAAAAAGATGACACATAAAAAATATATATCAGGTTAATATATAACATGAGTAGTTCTATGCTCAATGATGAAGATACCATTAATAACATAAATCCATTTGTAGTTAATGATTTTTCTTTACCAGGAGCTAAAGGAGAAAGGAGGAACTTTGAAAAGTTCAAGTCCGAAGGTGAGATCATCATGCAAGACATAAAAGAAGAGTCTCCTATGTGTGATAGCATTTCCTCTAGTGGTTGGGGAGCTGTCGAAATGTGTAGTGGTATGAAAAATCCTTGTACGTTATCTAGACCTCTTATTCCAGGAAGAAATATAGATATCGGGTTTACGGATCAAGTTGGAATTAAGTACACTGAAAAGAAACGGGAGAAAAAAGTTAACATAATTGCATCTGTATTTATTCTATTGATTCTTCTATTAATTTTAAGACGTTATAAAGTTTTATAAGCTTCCAAGTACTTCTACAATATTTTATGATGTAAGGAATGGTTGTTTCGCATACACATCTCGCGAACTTTCGTTGCCATGCATGCTTTACGTTAATGTATGGTGGAATAAACGTTGGATCCAAGATTTTTGAAGTATTCATAATACGAAGTATAGAGTAAATGTTATTGTTTTCACACATAACATTATCCAATGCGATCAATGTCATTTCGCGTATGACATCGATCGTTTTCTCAATTTTATCATCAAGAAATTCTTCATATGGAATCGATTCTTTTTTTGATACGAAATCTCGCCATCCACCTATAGCCTTAGCTTTAAAACATGCAGTCGAATTACAATATCCTAGACCACTCACATATCTAGAATATTTAAGTTCTATGTTATGTTCCCCGTTTCGGTCGATGAAAGTATGAGCCTCCTTAATGAAGGAAGGCATATGTATCGTATGATTTATATTAAAATTTCTTCTCTAAATCCCTTTTTTACCTTTTTCATTTTAAAGAAAATGGATGCCTAAGTCCTTAAAATGTTATTAAAAAAGTTATGTTTTCTTCTATCTCGAATAACACGTTCTCGTACATCCTGACGGTAGATGAATTTAGGAACAAGATTCCTGAACGAATCCGGCCGTCATGGATTAAGCTAACGACTATAACGATGGTGTCGTCATTTTCAAAACCTGTGGACGTTGCTAGGATAAGAAAAGCTTTTGAAAAAAGTGATGTTATCTTACATAAAAACGACATCAACGCTAAGGGGATCGTTTGGAAATTGAAACCAACATCGTTTTACAATCAGATAACTTTAACGTATGAAGATGTATACAGTACCAAGTCGGTAAAAATATTTCCGAATGGGAGTATCCAAGTTGCGGGTTGCAATGATGTCGTGAACTGTAAACATATCATCAAGAGTCTCGGTTATATGTTAAAACTATTCGATCCCGAACTTGAACCACTCGATAAGTCTTTCAGGGTTGTTATGATTAATTCAAATTTTAGTTTGAATTATAACATCAATCTAATGAAAACTGCTTCACATTTTGAAAAATACAGGGATTTATTTAAAGTGTCGTTCGAACCTGACAGGTACTCCGCGGTGAAAATAAAATTTAAACCTTCAGAGGATATGAAGGAGATTACTACCAGTATTTTCAGTACAGGTAAAATCATTATAACGGGAGCGGAAACGTTGAAAGAGATTGCTTTTGCTTATAACATAATCAATCAACATATCAATGACGAGGGGTCTATTCGGGTTTCTAAAACTGAGACTGAGGACATGTTCAACATATTCTCAGGATACGATGTCTATGAATCTGTTAAAAAAATTAAATCGTTAGGTTTTTCATCTTGGATGAACACGATAGAGAATAGACAAATTAATTTCTAATTGTAATATAAATGTCTCAACGTTTAGGAATGGCTGATGGCCGTTGTTTCACGGTTTCTAACTCGTCCAAATTATTTGATAACTACGTTATGGAAAAAAATGGTATTTCTTATGAAGATAACTACAAGTATCGCCAACTTCTCCAAAAGCAGGGTCCCGCCGCTTTCAAAAAGGTTTTAAATGAAACCAACGACAAGTGTGGTTATTGTGATAGCAACATAAACATGTCTAAAATATACTGAGTAAAATATCCAAATTTAAAGTCCTTATAACGTACAGGGATGACAACATGTGCCGTATGCCTCAATACAGTGAGAGAAACAAGACAAAATAAACCAATCAGGTGCGGTCATTTGTTTCACTCACACTGTATAGAGAAGTGGAAAGAACGGGGCAATCAAACTTGCCCCGTGTGTAGAAAAATTTTCGATGGTGAAAATTTTAAAGTGCAAGTTACGATACGTAATATGTTACAAGAACGAACAAGTAATCTAATGGTGGGAGATGATTTCATCTTCGATGTATTAGATATATTTTTTGACGTATCAAACGTACCAGATATTGAAAGTTTACTTTCTGACTTTGGGATGAGTGTGTCCGACTTTGACACCACCGTTTTTGATACAGAATGATCCACAATATTTATTATAATTCATACCTGGATATTTCCTACTCGTAGTCCTCGGATCTTTTATGAGTTTTCCCGTAGCTCCAGTCATCAAAGGGCCTGTTGCCCAACCACGTTTATGGCTAAAAAATTCAGCTTTAAACGTTATAACTTTACCAGGAAGCAATACTTTAGCAGCACGCTTGATTCTCGCGACAGGAACTTTAAAGAACTTAGCGATACTTTCATGTGTATCACCTTTTTTTATTTTATACTCAGTCTTGCTATGCTGTTTATAAAAATGAAAATCTCCATGACATAAAGTGTTAGTTGATTTGCAGGTGGAAACGAACATCATAATTTTATAAAATGCGGGTTTACACTTTTTATCAGCCTTCTCAACGTACACCTTTTTAGGATTATCCGTCAAAACAAGTTTTGGTAATTTACCACAGTTTCTATATTTACTGAAAGCTGATGTATTTGTTCGTTCACCAGGCTGACTTTTTGACATTCTATATTTTTTGTAATCGTTCACCGCATATGCGTAGCAATTATTATTACCCTTACCTACAGGCCCATCCCACCTCTTCATTGTGAAAACATGTTCAGAACCATTCGGGGGGGGACTATTTCTCATTATATTAACCTTCGAAAAAAAATATTCACGACTAATAAATGATCAAGGAACTCTTCAACACTCGCAAGGCTGCCGATATTATCACCGAGATTCTCATCTTCGTGCTCGTGATTCTCATATCCACTTTCATCCTCCGTTTAACCTGGAACAACTCCCTCGTTAAGCACATAACCGTCCTCAAGAAGTTAGATACTTTCTTAGATGCGCTTCTACTCTCCATCTCCCTCGCCGTCATCCGTGGTATTTAAAACTCTTTAAATCCTACAACCTTTTCACCGGTAGGGCTGACACTGGTAGGGAAGGCTTTCATGCCATCACACCCACCCTTGGAGCAGTCGATGAAGGTGTAAGGCTTTCCATTTTCCTTCATGTAATCAATCTGTTTACGAGTCCATCCACAGCCCATGGTCCCGTAAATTTTCCATCCATTTCCAGATTCCTTCCTGGATGTTTTGGGTTTGAGGCAATATAAAATTATCACGACGACGAGAATTGCGGCAAATAAAGCTATCATTTACTAATTAGGTATAAAAAAATTGCGCCATCATAATATATGCAAAATGAAAGACACCTCGTGGTCGAAGAACCCGATGGATCAGTGGCGATAGCTTTCAATGAAGAGGTTGCCGCACCTCCACCACCTCCACCACCTGAAATGATAGGATTACGACCACAACCACGTTTCAGATTTTTAATAGAATATCACCCCGTTGCGCGTGCTCTAGCGTATATATTCATGATTGCATCTGGTATAAATTTGGCTCTTTTCGGGAGAACAATAGATATTATCAATTTAGCATTGATAGTATCTACGACGGGTGCTCTACATACTGAACATTCAGCATCTATAACAGTTATAGTGTTTCATGGTACATGTGCGGGGCTCATGATAGTACCATTTTGTGTACTTCGAATGTGGGAACAGGCTATTTATCAGTTTTCAATCGCTATGATGTGTATCACCGCATTTAATACATGTACCCGACTAGCCGAGCAAATCTCGTAAGTTTAGAGACGTTCAATTCGAGCATTGGCACCACCCACATTGGGACGCGTTCTCATATTATTCATGAACTTTTTCCAATTTTCCTTATGAATCTTCATGCGTCTCTCGGTTGGCTGCTTTTTGTTGTTCAAGAGACTCTTCATATAATCTATCGCGGAACGCCTATAGGCATTTCTCGAGTTCATATTAATACCAGATACGTTTACCTGCTTGGTTAGATACGCTTTCTCTAGTTGATTACGCCTAGAAAGTTTCCAGTTGCGAACCATACGATCCTCTATATTTTTTACGTCTTTCAAGAAAGGTACGCCGAGCTTTTTGTTTCTACTCTTATTATTAAGTTGATTTATAGCCGTTTTAACGTTTCGAACGTCTTGATTTAAGTTTGGCTTGTATCTATTGATCCATTTAGATCCATATAAACCAGTTAATCGTTTCTTAATCGATGTATCATTAATTTTCCTCCTTTCTACGGCGAGAGTACGATTTAAATTTTTGGCGAGATTGTTATTTTCCTTCTTTTCATTTTTCTTTTTTTGACGTACAGCCTTTGGAGATAAAGGTTTGGGTTTGGGGGCTGCGGCTATGTTATTTCTAGCCTTTTGTATTTTACGACATATGATAGGAACCGTGTCCTTGTCATTGACACTAACCTTCATCATCTTAGCGACACGTAAAAGCTCCTTTTTGGGTTTGCTCGTACACAATCTTCGCCCAACCTTGAACGTTTTGTTTGATCCGGGTAAAGGTATATTTTTGCCGGTGTTGGTATTTTTAACGGATACCGGCTTTTTACCAGTTATGTTGGATATCTTTTTACATATATCATTCTTTGTTGCCTTTTTGGTTCGACCATCGACACCCTTTATCCTAAAGTTAGTCACACCGAGTTTACGGGCGAGGTTCTTTAATTGTTCCGCGTTCATGGTTCGTTTACACTTAGCCATGTCTATGTTAACAGCCTTGATTTCGTTATTATTGAGTGCCTTGTTTTTCGGCTTCGCTTTAGCCTTAGTCTTAGCCTTAGCCTTGGCCTTGGCTTTAGCCTTGATACCCTGGTTAAATTTGCCAGTAACAACTATTTTACCTTCGTTGTATAAAGTCTTAACGAACGTTTTGGCGAAATCATACTTTTTAAGCATATCAGCTGGATTTTGTACACCTAATATTTGTACATTTCCACTAATAGCTAAACTTAATTTGAAGCCATTTCCTTCCAAATAAAGGAAAGGTGAAAGTTCGGGTTCATAACTTCCAGAAATAAAGCCATACTTACGAGAATTGGACGTTATCTGTGTAAGACTCTCAGGTTTGAAATTACCATTAACCCTGAACTGACCACTTAAGTTGTTGTACTTAAATGGATTGTAATAGAACGCCTCTTTGGTCGTGTAGTTATCTACAACAAATCGTCGTATAATTTCAGGTTGATTCGATATATCAGTTCCCAAGAAACCGCCAGAGAATCGAATCTTTCCATTTTTGTATACGTTTACACTGAGCCCTTTAGTTTCACCCATGGCGTTGGAAAGAATCATCTTAAATTGAGCTGAAACGTACATTATATTCATGTTTCCCTTGAGTCCAAACTTTCTAGTATGACTCACACCAGCCTTGTTCTGACCATAACGACCAATTATTTCGATGGTATCTATGTAAAGACCATCTCCTACAATGGTTTTAGCTAAAGGTCGCTTGGAAATAATCTTCTTTACATCGACAATCGTGTCCTTTTGGTTAAAACCTGAATCGACGAGTGCGTTAAACATACCCGGGTTAAGCTTACTTATTTCCAACCCCGAACTTGGCACATCTGCGAATAATTCATTTATAGCTGTGGTATCTGGTTCGAAATCATCAAACTCACTCGTGTTAATATCACCCTTTAACGCATTATTTGCTAACTTATTAGTGTTAACGTCCGCAAATTCATTCGCTAAGGGTGAATATTTGCGGTTACTTATCAAATTCTGTTGAAGACGTGGGGGAACTTGAGAACTTGGTGCCATCCTTGTAGAAGGAGGGGTTCTGAAACTAGTTTGTCGACGTTCCCTAGCTTTTATAACCTCCTGATTGCGCATGTATTTTTCCAACTCCCTGCTATAATTGTTATTGTTATTTGAGTCTGAACTTATGACATCTATGCCAGAACGCCTGACAAATTCCCTGGCCTGTAGGCTCATATTACTAAGAACTGAGATTTTTTTATAAATCACACCGAAACTAAGTGTAATGTATAAAAAATTACCGATAAGCTAAGCGACTGACGTCCTCGCGTTTCGATTTGTGATTTGTCTAAGACCTCGACGGTTCAGGTTTTTCTTAAGTTGTGCTATAAGATTCGGGGGCATTGCGGGACCACGTGCTACTGGACGCGCCATGGGACGCCTCATAGGTGGAGGAGGTGGAGCCCGTCTCATCATAGGGCTTGATTTTTTTGTAGCGTATGTACACCTATTCTTAACGAGTTGTCTACACGTGCGCATAGTAGCGGCAGCTTGAGTTACACGATTTTTCATTGCAGCTAAATTGCGTAAGTTCATCTCCTTTCGTAAAGCTTCGTTCGTCTTTTTTACGCGTTTACCTTGGTTGTCTCGAGTTAAACGAATACCCTTTCCACGGGCTTTTGTTCTTATGTCAGCCATTTCTATATATCAAGATTATAAATGATTAGCTAATCTATACATGCGATCATATTTTCCAAATTCCATATGAGCATCTTATGTCTGGGACTTTTTATACTCTGAAAATTTTTGAAGATTTTGAGGATGAGATCATTATCATCTATATTTTCTTTGGGAAAAGATTTATCAGTCTGCCTCATATATTTAATATAATCGGTTATGATGTATACTATAGCATCTAAAAATTCTTCTTTAGCCATCTCAAGCCACGAATTTGTAGATGTACCCCACGTGGTTGTATCGTCGTCTGCGCGTACACCATGTCCATATTTTTCCATCCCCATATGTAAACGCGCTCTTACTTCTTCTAAAACACCCATGCAATTATATAGTCGTTAAACTTTAATTGTTATTTTTTGGTCTGAGAGACCTTACATTATTTTTAGGTTTTTGTGTTTTCATAAGCGGAACAATTGGTGGTTTGCTAAATACGATTTTAGGTTTTAGTACATCCATAACTATTGTGGTATGACATTATTTTCATAGGAAGTTTACATTTCGTATGGAAATAGGTGTATTATTAAAATTTTTAAAGCTAATTACTCGTCGATCATACACTCCTCCTCCTCCTCTTCGGCATCACCTTCAGAGTGGGCGGTCTCGATGCCCTGGAAGGCGAAAGAGGGAAGCTTTTGGGATTGTTCACAAAGAACTTGGGAAAGGCGTACACTGACACCGAACTTGTTGTCGATAAACCAAACCTGATTAAAATCAACGATGCACATACACTTTTGACCCTTCTCGATACCATCAACGGGGATGGATTTATGGGAAGAATCGTACGCTTCGGCGATGAATTCTCCGGAAGGCTTAGTCATGAGCTTGAGCTTCATGGTAGAGGGATAGTCGTCCTTACCTGGACGAACTAGAGGCTTGTATAGAGCCTCCTTGATGACCTCGATGTTATACGACTTGCCGAGCCATTCCTTAGAGTTATCAGCAACTGTTTTGACGATACGCTCATCGAGTTGCTTGAGCTTTTCCATGAGATCATTAGCCTGCTCATTATCACTATCGAAAGATAGATCGAGAGAATAGGAAGTCTTGTTGGTGGTCTCGTCGGTGAAAGCGCTCAGACCGAAAGGGGAACGCATGAAAGGGAGTTGAATGTAAAGTTTCTTGTTTTCTGGTGCGTTAATGTATACGGTCTTTCCACCGTTCTTGTTCTTCTTCATCTTGGAGAGAATTACGGTAGAGGGTTCAAAGTGGTCATAACGCTGAATAATGTTGGCCATTGTCGGTTGCTTATATCTTCTATAGGAGATGAATCTTTAAGCAACATTTTTTTTCGTATTATAAATAAAGATGGTTAGATCGTCGAACAATGCTACCAAACTAAACATAATCATATTCACCATACTCGTAATATTCTTATGTGGACTTGGATACTATTTTTTAATAATGAAAAAGGATGAACCACCCCCTAAACAATCTCCAGAATCGTCTACAGATTCAAACGCCAACGAAGATAGGCTCATTCTTACTATTACAGAAAATGGTACATCACTTTCAGAAGGTTACCAAATTATGTCTAAGAGAGAAGGTTATATTCAAATGCCGAACGTGTGGAGGTGTGATGACGAAGGAGACGATATTCTCACCGATTCTCTGGACCCAGATAGTCAAACGTGTTTATCATACGATGGTGTCGAAACCAATGGTTTAGCGTATGTATACGATTTAACTTTGACTGGTATTCAAACTCCTTTGATTTACACCGAGTGTCCAGAAGGGGGTCATGAATGTTGGTTTGTTGAAAAATACGATGATGAGGGTACTTTAACTGATGTTATAAACAAGGAAGGTGATAGCATGTTGAATAAAATGATTGATGATGCATGGAACGATAAATGGGATATAGATGAACCAATAATTAAATGGGTTATCGACAATCTGGAGTTCAAAGATGGACAATTGATTAGTAAAAGCGATATTAATCTTATAAATGGTGACGGGACAGGTTTCATATTACCCCCAGGAAATGTCGTTAAACCGGCAAGCTTAGGTTTCCAATATTTCATACTTTTGTTTATCTCTATGAAAATTGCCGGTACTGAAAAACCTTATAGCGTCGTCTTGAAAATTAAAAACGGTAGAGATACGTTTATGATGTTTAAAAATCGTGCTTTATTCCCCATAGTGGAGCCCTCTGAGGACACGAATTAACCTTGATACTTTTACATTTTTTTTCGTATTATAAATAAAGATGGTTAGATCGTCGAACAATGCTACCAAACTAAACATAATCATATTCACCATACTCGTAATATTCTTATGTGGACTCGGATACTATTTTTTAATAATGAAAAAGGATGATAAACCACCTTCAGAGAATTTGAAAACTGAATCCACAGTAACCCGCGAGGAGATCGCCGCCGCGGAGGCCGCAGTGTCTGCCCAGGGAATCAAGGTCGGTGCGCTCAAGGCTGCCCAGGAGGCGGGTGACCCATCTGCCACCGACGAGGTCATCGCGGCGCAGATGACCATATTCAATGACCTCGTGATAACCGCTGACAAGCTCGCGCTTACCGGAAACTCCGGCCGCCTCATTATCCCCGGTGAGGGAGTCAAATTGCCCGAGGACGGCAAGGTAGGTGCCTGGGCCGGGTTCCCCGAGAGATGGGGGCCCAAGCCGAAGATACAGTCGAAAGATATCGTGGTACTACCAGGAGGGTACGGGTACGGGAGCAGTACCCTGGCTAACTGGATAAAAGAGAACATGGCAAAAGACTATATGGGAAGTCCCATCGAAATCAACCCACCAAACCGACCACGACCCAGACCACCCGTCGAAGGTTCGCCGAAGCCATTCGACCCCTGCTACGTTCCTCCGGGAACTCCGATATTTCCAGAGTTCCGCGACAACTGTAAACGTCAGCACGATGACCGTCGCCAACGTCGTTGTCAAGAACTCATGACGAGTGTGGGACGCGACCCATCCCCTTGCAAAGAGGCGTCGACCCCCAACCCACCAGCACCCGAAACGTTTTGATACTTTTACTTTTTTTCTCGTATTACATTAACAAATATAATGGGTCTTTTCAAAGATTGTGGATGTGGATGTGATGGTAAAAAGCAGGAGAAAAAGTTACTCATTTCTATCATGGCTGGTCTATTATTCTTTATAATAGCGAACCCTGATACCTTTCGTCTCATGAGGCGCATGCTTGGAAATTGGGTAGCCGGACCTAACGGATGCCCTACTACCAAGGGGCTCGTGTTACACACTGTAGTTTACATTCTCATCAGTTGGGGTATGATGAACGTAAACAATGAAGCGTATACAATTCCAACTATGGGGGGTGTCAAGGAGCCCGAGCCCGAGCCCAGGCCAGAGCTTAAGCCTATGCCTAAGATGAAGTCATTACCTGAAAGGCCAGTTCGTATGGCTGACATGCCAACGCCTACTCCCGGTAAAATGGATATTGTCGGTTTTACTGACAGTGGGGCGTCTTTCGGTCATATGGATATAAACGAAGGTGTTGATTTACCTGCGCGCATGAGCAACAAGAAGTCTACTTCTTGCGCATGCACAGATGGTAGCGAAGTCACTATTTCTCGTTAAAATTCTTCGTCGAATGCGAGTTCGGTAGTTTCATCTATCTTACCGTAATCACCTACACGTTTTTCAAAAAAATTAGTCTTACCATCTAGGGATATATTTTCCATAAAATCAAAGGGATTTTGAGTGTTCCAGATTTTATTGAACCCCGCTTGCTTTAGCATACGATCAGATACGTATTCGATATAATTCGACATCTTATCAGAATTCATACCAATTAAACTACACGGCAAAGCTTCGATTATGAAAGATTTTTCGATTTCTACAGCTTCACGCACTATATCGTAAACGATATCATGGTTAGGTTTATTTTTCAACATCTTAAAAAGTTCTATGGCAAACTCGAGATGTAATCCTTCATCTCTACTTATGAGTTCGTTGCTAAAACAGAGACCCGGTAACATTCCACGTTTCTTGAGCCAGAATATAGCACAAAAACTCCCGGAAAAGAAAATACCTTCAACACACGCGAAAGCTAAAAGGCGCTCACAAAATGGTCTATCCTTGTCAAACCATTTCATAGCCCAATCAGCTTTTTCTTTTATGGATGGGATGGTTGTTATGGCTTCAAAAAGCTTTCTTTTTTCAGCTGAATCTTTTATATACTTGTCTATCAGTTTGCTATACGTTTCTCCGTGTATCATCTCATTGTGACACTGATACGCATAGAAGGAACGAGCTTCGGTAATTTGAACTTCGTCAGCAAAATTATTATTTAAATTTTCAAAAACAATACCATCCGATCCCGCAAAAAATGCCAGGACGTATTTTATGAAATGGCGTTCATTTTCACTCAAGTTTTTCCAATCGTCCATGTCCTTCGATACATCAACTTCTTCAGCTGTCCAGTTAGACATTTGTGCCTTTTTATACAGGGCCCACAGGTTATCATGTTCTATAGGGAAAATGGTAAACCTACTCATAGTAGGTAAAAGCATTGGTTCTGCTTCTTCTATGAATTCTTCAAATTTGAAATAATCGCCGACGAGAGATCCATTAACGAATACTTGTGGATACGTGGATGCTGCTACCCCGCAACGTTTTTTCAGGGTTTCTTTATCCACAATCGTTTTAGAGTACTCCAAATTAAGGTTTTTACATAAAGATTCAGCGTGTTCGCAATATTTACAATCCGCTTTAGAAAGAATTTCCACCCCCATACCGTGTGTTAATAGCTGTAAATATTTTTTGTCTGAAATCTTTAGATATGATTGTATTTTCAGAAATTCAGCCTGGTGATTTAGTAAAAATTTTTGTGAATGAGGATGGTGTTGAGGATGAAATGTATGGTGTTGTTGGTATGAATACTGGGTCGACGTTAGGTATCAAGTATCTCAATGCAACAGAATCCTTTTACAAGTCGGCGTGTGTGTATAAGATGAACGAAGAGATGTTGCCCGCCCCATATGAAAGTGTCATGGAACACCACACAGGAGAAGCAACTTTTGAAGACATTGAAATGAAACGTTTAGGTGACGACATGTATGCGTATTACAGCGAGATAGATATAGAAGACGAAGATAGTTATATATACGATCAAACTGATGAAGATACAGACTTGGAAGGTTTTGTCGTTTCTGATAGTGAGATAGATGGCAACGTGTCTTTGCCACCTGATCACGAATTTGTGGATAGAGAATGGAATGAGTGGAAGCCATCCAGCCCAGGATCTTTGAAATTTAAGGAACTGGTTAATAAAATTGAAGAACGTACTAAAAATCAAGTAGATAATGTAAATTTTTAACTTAAGTGCGGAAAAAAACTAGATAAATTTAATAATACATCGTAATGGATACAGAAATACTGGCTACTATTTGGGCTGATCTCGATCGCCTTAAACAAAAACCAACAATCAAGCCAGTTGATAATAGATTATGCAGTTCTTGCTCAGGAACTAAGATATTAACACGTGAAGGAATGGTATGTTCTGAATGTGGTGTAGTTGATTCTATTTATATAGATGATACTGCGGAGTGGACGAGTGGTGTCACCGACGATGGACGTGTAAACGATCCAGCTAGGTGTACAGTACCCGTCGCAAATCAGGAACTCTTTTCCTACGCGTGGGGTAAAGGGACGATGATATCAACCAAAGGGAGGCCATCATATGAATTGAAAAGAATGGCCAAAATAAATTTTCATAGTTCTATGAATCATAAAGATCGTTCATTGTACCATGCGTACAAAGACATTGATGAAGCTTGTACATCTTTACCAGATTGTATTCTTAGGGATGCCAAAACATTTTATAAAAAATTCAACGAATCTAAGCTTACGCGTGGAGCTGTTCGATCAGGTATAAAAGCTAACTGTGTTTTATATGCTTGTAGAATTGCACAGGTTCCTCGTACAACGAAAGATATCGCGAACATGTTTGGTATTCAGAGTAAGGATATAAGTCGCACGGCTCAGATTTTTAAAGATACGATCAAAAATGAGGCTACTGATAAAAATTACGTTACAAAGCCATATAACGTCATGCAACGTTTATTGAATTCATTTGAGGTCTCTCGTGAAGAAAGGCTTGCGTGTAATAAATTATGTACAGCCTTGGAGGAATGTGTAGATTTGATGAGTAAATCTCCTAATAGTGTGGCCACTGCCATTATTTTTATGGTATTGGAAAAGAAGTACTCAAAGAGTATTATTTCCGATAAATGTTCAGTATCCATTCCCACACTTAATAAGATTATACTCATAGTTAAACGTTATTTAGAGGATAAAGTGTAATATTAATGTAGTATGACTAAACTATTTTTAAGTACCCCTTGCTATGGGGGTATGTGCTTGGAAAAGTACATGTCGAGTATTATTAACCTTCAAATTCTTTTAATGAAAGAAGGTATTCAGTTAATGTTAGACACGACTGAGAACGAAAGTTTGGTTCATCGTGCTCGAAATGTATCCATAGGTAGATTTATGCAAAAAACAGACGCCGATTATTTTATGTTTATAGATGCGGATGTACACTTTGACCCAGTATCCGTGGTTCGCCTTATAAAATCTGGACACGACGTATCCGTCGCTATTTATCCTAAAAAGGTTGTCATGTGGGATCAAGTGAAAGAAGGTATTGAAAATGGAGACGAGCGTGATATGAACATGATGTCCGCCAGCTTGGTCGCTAACATAGGCGCTAAGCGACGTTCCGTAGTTAATGGATTTGTTGAAGTGTTGGATGGACCCACAGGATTTATGATGATTTCTAGAGAAGCTCTCACTAGAATGCACGAACATTATGGGTCTACTCTTAATTGTAAAAACGATCACCAAAACAGAGACTTTGATGAATATTGCGCTTTATTTGATTGTATGATAGACCCAGAGTCTAGAAGGTATTTATCCGAAGATTACGCTTTCTGTCGTCGATGGCAACAGATGGATGGTCAAATTTTTGCCGATTGTCAAACATCATTGGGGCATGTGGGTAATCTCCCTTTTACCGGATCTCTAGATGAAAGGCTTAAGGCTTAGAAACTATAATTTCTCATGAATATTGCTACTATCATAACAACTCGTGGTAAATCTTGCCATGTAAAAACTCTTCACGCTATTCTTCAGTTAAATATTAGGTGTATTCAAAAGGGATATTCGAACAAACTTATTTTTGTGAACGATGACCCCTTTGAAAAGTCTGACATGATAAGCAATTGTATTAAATCTTTTGATAGGATATTCTTTATAGATTTTGGTGTGGGGATAGACCCTGGATCACTCGATAAAGTAGTAGAAGAGTATACGGGATTAGATGTTCTCGTATTTCCAGGTGTCAATGAAGGGATCGATTGGGAAATGTTTAAAGAAAAAGTCCAATCTAAATCGTCTGAACCGACTAATCAAATGGGTCTAAACTTCGATACCGACGTAGGCCCTAAAATTTCGGAGAGTATGTATAAAGTCAACGAATCTTCTGCTAGGGCTTGGATGATGATTTGTAAAAATGTATACAAATGTGTGAAAGATAAGAGAACCGGAAATCATAAAATTTACCCTAAGTCGAACGTTATGTTTGAAAAATTAAAAGAATCTGGTGCGAGAATTATCGCATTCACTGGTGCTCGACTAACATTTACATACACCCACGAGTGTATAAGTAATTTGCTCAACTCAGTTGGTGTTAAAGCAACTTAAAGATTAAACCTAAAAGATAAGATATAATGCAACGTCTATCTGTAAATAGAGACGATCCTCTTTACACATATGCGATTTCGTTCATGGAACGTGCGTGGAAAGTAAAAGGGTTTTTTCCCGGGGCTCAGCCAGTGTCTATAGAATACAGACACTTTGATATATTGAGTTCAAACGAGTATCTCGTGTGTGAAAAAACTGACGGTTTACGATTCATGTTATTGGCCTTCATGTACAACAACAAAAAGACGTGCGTTTTGATTAATAGAGCACTCGACGTCTACACATGTCCCTTAAATTTTCGTAAACCTATATACGATGGAACCATAATTGAAGGTGAATTGTATAAAGATACATTCATGGCATACGATTGTATGATGGTTCGAGGTTCAAAAATTGGAGAAAGTGATATGATTGATCGATTAAAACATATGGAAGAACTACAAAAAATGTTGACCGTGTTAAAATACGATCCCATAAAATTCAAAATTAAAACGTTCCATGTTATGGCAGAATTTGAAACGTTCATGAACGAATATTTACCAACGGTTGAACAGGAAATTGATGGATTGATTTTTACACCTGTCAAAGATCCAGTTCAAAAGGGTACTCACGAAACCATGTTCAAATGGAAACCAAAGGATAAGAATACAATCGATTTTCAATTTAAACGAAAGGGTGATATGTGGAAACTGTACGTACAAGAAAGGGGGAAACTTATGTTTGAATCGGAGATCCACACGTATCAAGTTCCCGAACATATAGATGTTCAAGAAGATTCCATTATCGAGTGTCAATACATGTTGAACGATAGTCCAATGCGGTGGAAGCCTATTATGCGGAGGTATGATAAAACCTTTCCGAATAGTAGGAGAACTTTTTATAGGACACTGGTCAACATAAAAGAAGGTATAATTATGAGCGACTTTTTAAAATGTACATGAGTACATGGTGTGGTGCCTTTTCTTTGAAGTCGAGTTTAGTAACGATTTCATCATCTTGCATGAACCAATTATCAGATAGTTTAATCATAGAATTGTAATGACCACCAAACTGACTTCCATGATGCAAAATACTCCCACAAAGTTCGTAATTATTTATTTCATCTGCCACAACGTCTACCTTTTTGTCGAATGAAATAAATAACACCTTAGGATACTCCGATATAACATCACGCGTCGTAGATACGTTATGTACAACCCCAGCGTTGTCTACGTAATTGTCGAGAACATTCCATTTTTCAGATGTTGTCATCATTTCACTCACTTTAGGCTTATCACCATTAAGAAGTAAAACAGAAAATGGTTCTTCTAGTGTCGTGGTTCCCGAGGGGGATATAGTAGTTTGCGTTTTTTTACCGTACACGAGCGTTTTTGTAAACGGGTACGTTTGCTCGAGTATGTCAATTATACAAAATAGAGCATCTTGAGAGTCGTGTGGGTACAGGGAATTGAATCTGGGAAATTTCTCTTGAAACGTATGAAGTAAGGGTTCAATGTTAATTTTAAGAAAGTTTTCTTTATTGAAATAAATACCTACAAGTTCTTTATAGAGTTTAGTGAATGTGCATTCTTTTTCATAATTATTTCGTAAAATATGTGAGGAGAGATCGTGTATTCTCAACACACATTGTAGAGCTGAGTTAAAATAACACGTGTTTCCATTATTATAGAAACCGTGCATTACTTTGTATATAGTTTAATCTTTAAATTATCATATTACTTCGCGTTTCCTAAAATACTAATTACGTCTTTCACTTTATGGAGTATGTTGAAAAGTTCATCCTTGGTTTGAACTCTGGCAGGATCAACAATCTCTAGCTCGATCTGGTACGTGACAGGATCTTCCGCGTCCATATCATGCATATCTCCTGTACACTTAGTCATATCGATGGAAAGATTCTTACGAATAAACGATACGCGTGTCTTTGTCTTCTTCTTGTCCATCTCGCGATCTTGGAGATCTTGAATGGGTAATTCCTTGGAAATACTTATACGTAAATCATAAGGTGAATTTTTGAGCCTTTTGAAATCTTCATTCTTCACACGTTCTTTTTTTATGATGGTCTCATCACCCGTATTATCATCTACGGTGATTCGAGTGTTGTCGCGTTCTCTATAAAATACCTCTTGATCGGATAATACAACTTGCTCCCATTGATTATACTTTTGGAGACCGGTCATGACTTTATCAAAGTTATCTTTACCGACATTTGTGTCAAACATTTTTCCGTTAAATTTTCCGAGACGCATTTCTATTTCGACATGCTCATCATTTTTGTGATTTTCAATTTGGTCATGAATCTTGTCGAATACCTTGTGGATATCCATTTCTTTATTAAAAAGTGCTATTTCTCTAAATGACTTAGGTTTTAATCCATCTCATCTATGACGGGACCCTTTTCTTCGGACTGCATAATCGGATCTACAAATTCCCGAAACTCTTTCTGTTGGTGCTCAATTTCATCTATTTCCGCGGATCTATTGTTATCTATCCACGCTATAGCTTCATTAACCTTTTCTTCTACGCGCGCTTTATCTTCATCGCCTAGCTTATCTATCATACTCTTGACTCCAAAGACGTTAGCCTCGAAGTTATTGATCGCTTCCACCTTCACTCTATACTTATCATCTTCATCCTTGTACTTTTCTGCGTCATTAACCATACGCTCGATATCATCCTTCGAAAGGCGACCCTTATCGTTGGTGATGACGATCTTTTCACTCTTACCCGACGCTTTATCTTCCGCGGTGACGTTTAGAATTCCATTCGCGTCGATATCGAACGCTACGTTAATCTGTGGAACACCCCTGGGTGCGGAAGGGATACCACCCAAATCGAATTTACCGAGTAAATGGTTATCTTGCGCACGAGCGCGTTCACCTTCGTATACTTGGATAGTGACGGATGTTTGGTTATCAGAATATGTTGAAAAAATCTGTTCCTTCTTAGTTGGAATAGTTGTATTCCTATCCACAATTTTAGTCATGACACCTCCAGAGGTTTCCAGACCTAGGGAAACGGGTGCGACATCGAGTAGTAGAAGATCTTGAACGGTGCTGTTATCTACACCGGAAAGAATAGCCGCTTGCACGGCAGCTCCGTAAGCAACAGCTTCATCTGGATTGATTGATTTATTCAGTTCTTTACCATTAAAAAAACTGGAAAGCATCTGTTGAATTTTGGGAATCCTCGTAGAACCTCCTACGAGTACTACCTCATCAACCTTAGACTTATCCACTTTAGAATCACGAAGGACTTGTTCCACGGGCTGCATACACTTTCGGAAAAGATCTATGTTCAGTTCTTCGAAACGAGCGCGAGTTATGGACGTGTAAAAATCTATACCTTCGTACAATGAATCAATTTCAATAGTCGTTTGAGCTGTAGATGAGAGAGTACGCTTGGCACGCTCACACGCGGTTCTAAGCCTGCGTAAAGCTCTAGGGTTTCCAGAAAAATCTTTCTTATGCTTACGCTTAAATTCATCTAGGAAATGGCGCAAAAGACGTGCATCGAAATCTTCACCGCCGAGATGTGTATCACCGGCGGTAGCTTTGACTTCGAAAATACCATCTTCTATGTTAAGAAGTGATACATCAAACGTACCCCCTCCGAGGTCGAATATGAGAACGTTTGTATCGTCATTCTTATTTTTATCCAACCCATACGCTATAGCAGCTGCTGTGGGCTCGTTAATAATACGAAGACAATTCAGACCCGCGATGACCATAGCATCTTTCGTAGCCTGACGCTGTGAATCGTTAAAATATGCTGGAACTGTCACCACAGCATCTTTAACATCCGTTCCTATGTACATTTCGGCGATCTCCTTCATTTTCACCAGAACCATAGAAGAGATTTCTTCGGGTTCGAAACGCTTCTTATCACCCTTGAAATCAACCTCGACGATGGGTTTATCACCTTGACCAGAAACAACCTTAAACGACCAATCTTTGATATCTTCCTGAACCTTGGAATCTGAAAATTTACGACCAATGAGACGTTTCGCGTCGAAAACGGTGTTCGTCGGATTCATAGCTGTTTGATTCTTAGCTGAATCACCTACCAGGCGCTCACTGTCCGTAAACGCGACATAGGATGGAGTCGTCCGATTACCCTGATCATTCGCGATGATTTCGACGCGATCATTTTGCCAGACGCCGACACAAGAATACGTTGTTCCAAGATCAATACCAATTGCTTTAGACATTTATGTATTTTACACGAATGAATTCTCTAAATATTTTGCTACTATACTATAAGCGACGATGAACAAAAATTTTATCATCATACTATTTTTCGCCATGATCATCGTCGGTGCTGTTATATACACCAACTCTAAAGATGAAAAAGATTCAGGGGATGATAAACCCGAGACCCTAACATTTGAAGTTGTAGGTATAACTGTATCCAAGACTGAGAATTACAAACCTTGGTTTACGGAAAGGTATACACACGATGAATACGTAGCCATGTCTATAGGAACTGTGTTCACGTACACTTTAAAAATAAATAGTGGTGCCGAAATTCTCAACAAACTGAGTATTACACGTACTGGACCTAACAGTCTGTCTGAGGAGAAGTGGGTCCCGACGTTGATGACAAAGGATATTCCCAGTGCAGATTGGGTAAATAATAAAGATATCATCGTAGAATTTCCATCATTAGAAGATGAAAATATCAAGGGGACGCACCAATTTTCTATAAATTATACAATACCAGGTACTTCTAAAACTGATGTAGCACCTATAGAAGCTACGGTCACGAATTACGATCTTTCCGTGGGTATAGAAGATGGTGTGGTGAATTTAAATTTTACGGAATCGGAACTTAGTTCAGAAGCGGGATTTCAAACAATAAAAGATATAGTGTATATTACTGATTTTGATGGAACAGTAAATTTTGGGTCTGAAGATGACGTATATTTTTCACCAGAGGAAGGAACTAATGGTAAGGGGTTTAGAATACAAGGTATAGGGCCCGTATACCACACACTTTATAAATATAAATACGATGATCTTATGTATTTTTCTACAAGTCCGGATGCAAACTTTAAAAATGAAGATGTTAGGTTTTTAGATAAATCTAAAAACCTAGTACAGTATAGTGAGGATGTATTTAATGATATAGGATTTAGAGTTGCATCAACGCCGTGCGTTTACGAGCCGTTCGACAATAATAAGACCTACCCGGGGTCGCATAGTGATAATTATTCAAGGTATTGTTTAAATCTTATAGACGGGTCCGATTGTGCGAAAAAGTTGTGTGCGACAACGAACGCTAAAGGCGCATGTAGGGGGGAATGTGAACAATTTAACTAATTACATTTAAATAAATTATTTTGCTACTATACTATAAGCGACGATGAATGAAAAATATATGATCGTACTATTTTTCGCCATGATCATCATCGGCATTGTTATATACATAACTACTTCTAATAAGAAAAAGAAAAAGAAAGATTCGGGGGATGGTAAACCAGCGACCCCTACATTTGAAGTCGTGGATGTAAAGTTAACCAAGACTGAGAGTTATAAACCTTGGTTTACGGAAATGTATGAACCAGGCGATTTTATCGCCATGTCGGTGGGAACTAGTTTTAAGTATTCAATGAAGATAACAGGAGGAGCTGAAGTTCTAACTGCGCTTAGTATTACACGTAAACGAGCGGATGAAGGTGATGATCAAACGGTCGACGTTTCAAGTGATAATTGGGAAAATGGTACAGATATAGAATTAACGTTTGAATCGTTGGATGGTGAAAATGTCAAGGGAACTCACGAATTTTCTATAAATTATACAACTCCAGAAAAAAGTGGTTCCGGTATAAACACGGTACAGGTCACAGTATCAGAATCGGATCTTTCTGTAGCATTAGAACAGTCCGGTGGGGAACTCAATTTAGATTTACAGTCTGTGGGAATGGATACACCATCAGCTGAAGCCACGACAAATAAGAAATTTGTGTTTATTTATGATATCGATGGAAAGCTTAATTTTGGAAAAGGAGCTGAAATTTATATGTCTCCATTTGGTATCGATGGTAATGCATTTAAGCTTGAAGGTACCGGAATTACCGATCCACTTTATAGAATAAGGCATAAAGAAGGTGCCAACGGCGCTAACCTTTACCTTTTATCAAAAAGTTCGGATTTGAATTATAATACTACAGAATATTTAGACAAAAATGCAACTGTCAAAACATACAAAGATGGTCCTTTACAAGATAAATTATTCTACATAACGATGGAGCAAACAACCCCTGAAGAGGCGAAAAATTTTTTTTTTGACGTAGATTTCTCTATACCTACAGGTAAATGGCTCTCGTGTGGGGATGAAGGGGAGAGGGATTGTTGCGACGAAACATTCGCTGGAAAATGGGAACAGGTTTTCGAGGAGCGGGAGGGGGAGGTTGGCAACAAATGTTTCCAAGATGAAGAAGGTGTATGGAAATTTAAATTTAACAGAACAGGTATAGACGGGTGTGATGAATCTAACGAAAAGTTTGAATATAATAATGCATGTTGCGCCGATTATTTCTTAGGACAATGGACACCGGGGTCGTGTGAAAATGGGAAAAGAAAACGTACACGACCGGGAAATGAAGGGTGTCAATCGACAAATGAAGATCAAATATATGATGTTACGTGTCCCCAGGTGGGAGAACAAACTTTTACCACCCCTGGTACCTCGAATTGGGTAGCCCCCCCTGGCGTTACCAGTGTTTCCGTGGTATGTGTAGGTGGTGGGGGGGCTTCTGGTAAGGGGCGGAATGTCTTTGGAGCTGGTGGGGCTGGGGGTGGACTCGCATATAAAAATAACATAACCGTTGTTCCTGGAACTTCGTACCCAGTTACAGTAGGAGCTGGTGGGGCCGGTTTCGGCGGCGAAGGGCCGTACCCTGCCGATGCTGGGTCATTATCCGCTTCAAATGGTGGTAATTCTGAGGTTTTTGGAACGGTCGCCGGTGGAGGACAACATGGTGGCGGGAGCGGCCCGGACCCCCGCGATGGAAGCAACCAACCTGTAGGTGGAGCTCCGAGTGGTACATACGACGGTGGAGGGACTGGTGGGACATGTGAAGGTGGCTACTCGCATTGGCACGATCCCGGACAGGGCCCCTACCCGACGTGGACGGGATCAGGAGGTGGAGGTGCCGGTGGGTACAGTGGTACGGGGGGTAAAGGGGCTGGTTCGCTCGATAATGGTTCCGCTGGTAAGGGGCGTTTAACAAACGCTACTGCTGGTAGTGGTGGTGGTGGTGGTGGTGGGGGATCACGGCTATTCCTGATGCACAAGGCAACCTATGGTGGTGCCGGTGGGGGTGGGGTCGGTCTCAACGGTGAGGGATCGAATGGTCGCGCTGGTTTGCATGACTCCACTACCAGTGGCACCTCTCAAGTAGCTGCAAATGTTGCGGGGGGTGGTGGTTCGGGTGGTGGTGATGGTAATTTGGGCGGCGGGTCTACTAAACATGCACCCGGAGGAACCGGAGGTCTTTACGGCGGTGGTGCTGGTTCAAGTCATGGCGTTCGCGAAACTGGAAATGGTGGGGACGGAGGAAATGGGGCGGTTCGTATTATATGGGGCTCGGGTCGTTCGTTTCCTTCAAATGCAGCTTAAATAAATTATTGACAAGTATTAAATGATACCAGTATTGTTAATATTGGTACTCTTAATTTTATTCATTTCCAGGAATCAGGCCAATAAAGAGGTGGGTGTTCTAGGGTATAAAACGACGTTTTTTCATATATCCAATGGACAATCGAAAGAGATGTATGAAAAAATAAAGAAAGATGGTGCGTCCCCCGAATCTCTTAAAGAGTTTATGATGTTAGAAGATAGATTGCTTCGTTTAGAGTTCGTTTCTGTGTGTACGGGTGTGTCCCACGAATATGAAGCATTCGCTGTATCTGGTAAAATAAAGGGTCTATTTACACCCTACGACTTTTCGTACCATGCGAAACACTTAAAGCAGGTATCTGAACCACACAAACTTATAAATAAAAGTATAACATGTTAGTTAAGTAAAGTAAGCTTCTTTTATGCTGACAAGATTCCATTTTTTTTAAATTATCGTAAATATAAACTATGAGATTTAAATCATCTGGGTCTCTATTCATTTCTATCCATTTTTCTGCATCGTCTGTAGTGTCAAAATCTGATGTGCAAAAATATGCTTCTTCCATTTTTCCTATTCCGTATTGAGTTTCCTCGTTCCTCGTTTGACTAATATAATTACATATGACCATATACATGAGGTCTGCTATTTTTTCACGAATATCTATATCGTAATGATCTGGGTTAATCGTATCTACGTCTATACCTTTTTTAGTTCTAAGATTTCTTAAAAAAACCTCTCGCGGGCATTCCATACCTACATGTGGTCTTTTCCTTTTAAATTAGTCATCATTTCCAAACATGTTTCCACTCATGGGATTCTCTTCAACGAGGCCCAACCCGAAAATGAATTGTTGATTCACGATATACTTTTCACCATATTGGCGCGTGTCGTGCTTCACGTATATATCGCGTTGACTGAAAGGGCCGATATAGAAATCGTACCCAAACTTAGGTTTACCGAGGTTATTGTCTGAGCAATAGGTGTTGAATTTCTTTACAAACTCTGTCACGGTACAGAACTCCTCGGGATCGATTTTTATATGATGCGACTGCATAAAATTCTCCAATGTGGATACAGCACCCGCAATCTGCTTTTGAATATCTTTGAAATAACTGGGTACGACGTTCCAAATGTCCTTCTTAGCGTATTTCTGCGAGTATTCTAGATATGCGCGTACACACTTTTGTAAAATACAAGGCAATTCCGCCTCGAGCTTATGTTCGAGAGTGGGATCCGCATCCTTCACTTGCTTTCCAAAGTTTACGGTGAGAATGCGACGGAGGACACTTCCAGAATTATCCTTCCAATGTGGAACTTCATTACCCCCCAAAATACCCGGCGTCGTCCATTCCATAGAATGTGCCTTCTCGTGTTTTACCGCGATAGATACATCTTCACCGCTCACGATAGACTGAAACTCTGCCTGTTCGAGTGCCAAATCGTTCTTGACTTCTGGAGCGATAAACATGAAAGCATCCTTGATAGCAGAAAGACCGAATTTCCTTTCAACATTGTTCGAGAGTGTTCTGACATCCTCCGTGCAATAAAACTTACGCAGAACCTTTGTTATGATAGTCGATTTACCGGATCTCGCCACACCCTTTAGGAACGGGATAACTTGCCATCCATCTAGGTCATTCACGTCATAACACAAGCGCCCACACATGACATAAATCCATCTCGCAACATCTTCATCAAACTGTTGGTAATCAAAGATTGATTTGAAGTGTGGTGTGGGTATATCGTACCAATCCTCGAGGTGGTTATAATTTGGGAATTCTTGATCGAAATATTTACAGCTCACGATAGACTGATCGAGACTCTTAAACTCCTTTGATTCATAATCATAAAACTCGGCGGTGTATAAACCCGTTTTATCGGACCATTTCTTCGCTACAAAAACACCATTATCAAAAGACCACACGTGTCGATTCTTTGTAATATCGGGAAACTGCATATCGTTTATATTTGTAAGATGCGTTATAACATCTTTATAGCCCGTACCCCTTGAAGTGAGATTCTTCCATAAATCGAACCAAGTTTCCTTTCTACCGACACTATACACAAACTCACTTATACTTTGTTTAGGCTTCCAAGCTCTGGAAGGGCATCCAGTCTTAGTCATGATCTGTTCACAACAATACCCCTTGTACCGCCTAATATTGTGTGAATATAAGTGCTTAAGACACTGCATGATAGATTGCTGGTAAGGTGATAATTCGTCTACTTTATTTATAGTAGACATTCGGAAAATAGCAGGATCGGATTCGGGGTTAATGGGTACGTATGTTGGATTATTCACTCGTTCCATGATACGCGCAGCACGGAAAACGATCGTCCACGCATCATCTACTTGATCGATGAGACGGTTTATACGAGTGGCGAGTGTTGTATCCTGATCATTTTTATCCAATTCTTCCAGCATTTTAAGTTCGTTGGCTTTGTGATAAATTTCACAAACATGATCACGGATCTGTACGTATTTAGTCACCACACGTTCTATGTCTATGACTTTGGGCATACCTTTTTGGTCAAGTTCGTCGGGTAAGAAAAACATATTATACCCTAGACGATAGGGAATCTTAGGGTCGTTTTTGTGATATATGTCCCAATACTCTTCGAGTTCTGATAGGTGGGATACGAGCTTTTCATTATTGAAAGTTTTAATTTCGTTCGCCCATAGCGCTTGGTTCGCTTCGTTCGGGTCTGCACTTTCATTAATGAAATGTGTCGCTTCTGACATTTCTATTATAATACTTCATTTTTCTAAGCTACTATTTTTGGAGGGTGGTCAAAAGTTTGACTAAAATTTTATTTTGGATTTCGAGTTGTCGACCCATGTTTACCAGGGCACTACATATAGTATCACCATCTTCCGTCATGAGTGTGGAACCCAATAAAGTTTCCACTGTCATGTATTGCTCGATATCATCTTCATCTTCATATTCGTATTCATTCATATCAACTTCTTCCTCTTCATCGGTGATTTCCTCTTCATCGGTGATTTCCTCTTCATCGGTGATTTCCTCTTCATCGATTTCCATCTGAGTTGGTTCTTCGGTATCGGACATTTATTTATGTTCAGGAAAAATCGGTACGTTTTTTTCGCACTTTGCCCGAAATTATTTTCTTGCTATATAGTACAACAACACACAAAATGGCCGGTGGTCTTATGCAACTCGTCGCTTATGGAGCCCAGGATGTCTATCTGACTGGCAACCCTAAGGTTACTTTCTTTCAGGCGGTTTACCGTCGCCACACTAACTTCGCTATGGAGAACATCGAGCAGACCGTCAACGGTACTGCCGCTCCTTCCGGTCGCGTCTCTGTCACCGTCGCTCGTAACGGTGATCTCGTCGCTGACATGTACGTAGAGATGGAGGCTGCCGCGGGTGTCATTGCTACTTCCACTGACGTTGCGGACGCCTTTTCCAATGAATGGATCGCCGAGCGTGCGATCAAGGACGTTGAGTTATCAATTGGCGGACAAAGGATTGACAAGCACTACCAGACCTGGTGGAGGCTTTACTCCGAGCTTTACCTCGATGCCTCTAAGAAGGTTAACTACGGTAAGATGACTTCCGGCAGTGCCGGTGCGAAGGTATACCTTCCTCTTATTTTCTTCTTTAACCGCAATCCCGGTCTCGCTCTCCCACTAATTGCCCTGCAGTACCATGAGGTCCGTCTCGATTTCGATTTAACTCAGGAAATCTCTTCTTACGCGGTCGCTTCCTCTTTCAAGGTATACGCCAATTACATCTACCTCGACACTGAGGAACGTAGGCGATTTGCCCAGAAGGGCCACGAATACCTCATTGAGCAGGTTCAGCACACTGGCACCGATACCCTCGGCTCCGGTTCGAACCAGAAGCGCCTCTCCTTCAACCACCCCGTCAAGGAGCTCGTGTGGTGCCTCTCCCAATCTGCCAAGACTCTCAACAGCATGTGGAACTTCACCAAGAACGTCGCTGGCGGTCAGCCTCAGTTGACCACTGACATCACTGCCCTCGCCGCTGAGGGTCAGATCGCCGCCGATCTTGGCAACTGCCCCAGGATTCACAACACTGGCGGTGCCGCCACCACTTTTGATGAGGATGCTGCCTCTAACATGACTGACATGAAGCTCGTTCTCAACGGTCAGGACAGGTTCAAGGAGCAGGGTTCCAAGTATTTCAACTCCGTCCAGCCCTACAACCACCACTCCGGTTCCCCCATGCCCGGTGTTTACTCTTACTCCTTCGCGCTCAAGCCCGAGGAGCACCAGCCTACCGGCACGTGCAACTTCTCCCGCATTGATAACGCGCAGGTTGCCCTGACTGTTCCCACCACTGGTACGGGTACTAACCTCACCCTCAACATGTTCGCGGTCAACTACAATGTCCTCCGCATCCAATCGGGTATGGGTGGTCTTGCCTTCTCTAACTAAGCATACAAATCAAATTTGTATTTGCTATTAAAATTAATTAATAATTCAACTTTAAAAAGTATTAAATCATGCTTTTTAAAATTGAAGAAAAATTTAACAGGATACTATAATAATGGCTTCGGTATACGCTGTCGCGAATCCTTCCGGTCATTCCCGTGTTCCTAAGGTTCGTGCAACTTTTAAAATTACACTTCGTACACTTATGGGGCAACACTCTTTTGAGTGTGATAAGTCTACATACATATTGGATGCGGCGGAAAATAATAACATAGAACTTCCGTATTCGTGTCGCACGGGTATGTGTTCGGCGTGTACAGCGAAACTCGTATGGGGTGGGATAGATCAATCAGAACAATCATTTTTAAACGATGCACAGGTTAATAGTGGGTTTGCTTTGTTATGTGTCGCATACCCCACACAAGATTCTATGATCGAAGCTGACGTGGAGGATATGCTCGATGTTAAAGCTGATATGTCGATACTATACGACGAATCTTAAAGAAAACATTCTATATTTAATAAAATGAATAACAGATTGTATACAGATGGTAGTTGTCTCGGTAATCCCGGGAGGGGTGGGTGGGCAGCTAAGTGTCTAGGATTTTTTGAAATTACCGGTGGATCACCTAAAACTACTAATAATATCATGGAAATGACAGCCGTAATAGAAGGTTTGCGTAAATCTTATAAATGCGGAATTCGTGATGTGGCTGTGTACACGGATAGCTTTTACGTTCGTAACGGTATCAAAAGTTGGATTCATAAATGGAAATTAAATAATTGGAAAACATCGTCGGGATCCGATGTTAAGAATAAAGAACTTTGGGTACAGATGGATTCCGTGTCAAAATTATTCGATAATATAGACTGGATTTGGGTTAAAGCACATAACGGAGACCCAGATAATGAATATGTGGATCAAGAAGCTAGAAGGATCGCAAATTCTTTCCATAATAGTGTATAAAGATGTCATGTCATATAAATAAAGATGGTTGAAAAGAAAGAAGAATCCACTACGCGCATGACATATAAAGGTCGTGAACAGATGTATTCAGAATCACGTAATAAAGCAGCTACGAAAGCTATGGATACTGAAAAAGTTCGATACAAGTCGAATAATGAACCATTTAAGTTTTTATGTTTTCTAAAAGACCGACTCGAGAGTCTCGAATCGCGTAAAACTTCGGTCGTCGAGGAAGGTTTTCTTAAAAAGGGATTTACGAAAAGGTATAACGAACGTTTGTACGATAAGACGAAAAAGATTATAGAATCTTTACAAACATAAAGAAATACGTCATACTATAGATATATGAAGCTACTCATTAAAAAGCTTTCTGAGCACGCGCTAATTCCTACGCGCGCATCTCCTGGATCTGTTGGATATGATCTGTATAGCATCGAAGATATGCACATTCTTCCGTACCAACGTGGTATAGTATGCACCGGAATCGCAGCGACTATTCCTATGGGTGTATACGGACGTATCGCACCCCGTTCCGGCCTCGCTGTAAAACATGGTGTACAAACTGGTGCGGGTGTTATTGACCCTGATTACACTGGTGAATTGAAGGTTATCCTTTTTAATCATGGAAGTGAAAAGTTCGAAATTAAAAAGGGTGATCGTATTGCGCAGCTCATTTTAGAGAAGTGTGAAACACCTTTGATCGATGAAGTTGAAGAAATAAAGGATACACAGAGAGGAACCCGTGGATTTGGTTCTTCTGGATAAATATAAAATTAATTAATTACCAAACGCTACACCTGCTAGACCATTCTTCACCCTGAGAATGTTGTAGTTTACTGTATACACACGTAGCATGTTTGGAGATCCGGCAATGGTGAGGTTCTTTAATACGAGTTTCGAATTATCAACCCTAGAAAAGTTTAAGCTACCACTGGGCTGGGAGCCGTTTAGTTTGATACAGAAAGGCCATGTGAAAAGAGGAGAACTGTCAATAACACCGGAAGGTAAGACGGTGCAGTGCATTTCGGGTACGACGTTATGATGGTACGTATCGGACATGTCTTCGAAAAGAGGTTGACCGTTAATGTAGAGTGTTGCGGAATCGAACTTGAGTTCGTTATCCCAAGCCGTGCCATCGGCGGCTGATGATATGAGGTGGATAGCCTTAGAAGGGTGGTTGAAATATGTGAGATCAACATCGACGGTAGTACCAACGATGTTGGTGGCATCCATGATTTGGTGTTGCGTCTGAGTTATAAGAATTTCCTGTTCGGTGCTGAGCAGCCTATTGCGCTCATCCGTATCGAGGTAGACGTAATTGGCGTATACCTTGGGTGTCGCACCAAAAGCTAAACCAGACCTACACTTAATTCGTATTTCTACCTCGTGATACTGCATAGCAACCAAAGGCAAAGCCTTAGTCCAATCTTCACTGAAGAAGAAAGGGATAACGAAATAATCGGAACCAACCCTCGCTCCAATAGCTGATTTAGCATTCGCAGACACTAACGCAGTGGTCGCGGCACACGAAGCCTTGGCCGAGGTATCGTTATATAAAACGTTGTGAACACCCTGGATAAATAAAGAATCGAGTTTGCAGACCTGCTGACCACCTATAAGAAGGGTAAACTCGGTAGCAGATTGACCAGTTGCAAAAAGACCTTTCTGTAATGCAGCATCCGCGTTGAATGCAGTTTGAATATCTGGAGCCTCAATCCAGACGTAGCTCAAGAGATCACCCTTGGACTTGATGGGGATGGTGACTTCAGCGCCACCATTGAACTGACCGATGTAATCGACACGTTCGGGCTTGATCGCAAAATTTGTATGGCGTCGGAAATTTTGACGGAAAAATGATACTTCGGGGTCCCCTGTGATGTACACATCTTGGGCACCCTTGGATACAAGATCGACCAACGCAGCAGACATTTATTAATATATGATATTAAAAATTTAGATCTATAACGAAATAAGATGGTTATCTTTCAAGTGTTGACCTGGGATTCTCGAGATGAAGATGATGAACATTACATCCGCCTGTTTGGTAAAACGATCGAGGGCAAGTCTGTATGTGTATCCACGACGTTTAATCCGTACTTTTTTGTAAAAATTGCTTCAGACGTGGACGTGGGACATGTTAGAAAGTCTCTAGATAAAATGTTTTCTGAAGAAATTGTCAAGATGGACTTGGTGAAAGCTAAAGATATCTGGGGATTTCAAAATGGGGAAGAATATATTTTCCTTCAAGTGCACTGCCATAACCTTAAACAGAGGCGTTCTGTGAGTAATTACGCTATTAAGTTTATGAAACGTGTGAAGACGAGAGATCTATCTCTTACTTTCGTATATGAAGCTAATTTAGATCCTGTATTAAGACTCATGCATCGCACCGGTATACAATCTACTGGATGGGTTGACACGAGTGATGTATGTACACGGGGTCATCACGCGAAAGTCGATGTAGACTTATTCTGTAAGAATTGGAAAGATCTAAAGCCGCACGAAACTACGGAAACTGCACCCTTTGTGGTGGCTTCTGTTGATATTGAGTGTTATAGCTCTACTGGAAAGTTTCCAGATCCTGGAGTACCTGGTGATGCGTGTTTTCAAATCGCCATATCCCTTTTAAAGTTTGGATCGGAAGAGGTATACGATAAGACTTGTTTATGCTACAAGACTACGGATTTGAATTTACCTGAGTGTACCATCAAGAGTTTTGACACGGAACGTGATATGCTCGTCGCATTTTCTGAGTATTTATCGTTTCATGACGTGGACGTCATAACTGGATGGAATATCTTTGGGTTTGATTTAAACTATATAATGAAACGAGCGTTGTATACCAAATGTCCTCCAAAGTTTTATCAACTCAGTAAGCTCTCCAATTTTACGTGTAATTTAACTCGTAAAAAGCTTTCTTCGAGTGCGCTCGGTGATAACGAACTCACACTCGTGAATATGCCTGGAAGATTTATATTTGATCTTTTCCATGAAGTTAAACGCGAATACAAGTTAGATTCATATAAACTCGATAACGTATCGAAGCTGTACCTGGGAGACAAAAAGATCGACATGTCTCCCAAAGAAATGTTTAAACGATTCGAAGAAGGAGACCCGGTTAAACTGCGAGAGGTTGCGGAGTATTGTATCAAGGATACTCTTCTACCTCATAGACTCATACAACGTTTGTGTACTTTTGTTAATCTGTTGGAGATGGCTAAAGCAACTTGGGTTCCATTGAATTATCTCGTGGAACGTGGTCAACAAATTAAGGTATTCAGTCAATTGACTAAAAAGGCACGTGAGCTGGGATTCAAGGTTCCAACTTTTGAATACGGGCACACGGATACGACTGGTTATGAAGGGGCAACAGTTCTGGAAGCGCAATCCGGTGCGTATTATACACCCATAACCGCTTTGGATTTTGAAGGTCTGTATCCTTCTATTATGATGGCACATAATTTATGTTATTCATCGTTAGTACTAAATCCTAAGTATAAAAACATACCTGGTATCGAATATGAAACCTTCGGGAATCATACCTTCGCCCAGGGTATTCCCAGTGTACTTCCAACTATTCTTTCAGAGCTTAAATCTTTCAGAAAGCAAGCTAAAAGGGATATGGCACAATCTACGGGAAACCTTCAGCACATGTACAATGGTAAACAGCTGGCGTACAAAATCAGTATGAACTCTGTCTATGGTTTTACTGGAGCTTCTCGCGGAATGCTTCCGTGTGTGGCTATAGCTTCTACCGTGACGATGAAAGGTCGAAAGATGATTGATGACACGAAGGAATACGTTGAAAAGCATTTTCCAGGATCTAAAGTGCGTTATGGTGATACGGATTCTGTTATGATCGAGTTTGACGTCCAAGGTAAAACAGGGAAAGAAGCTATCGAATATAGTTGGGAACTCGGTGAGCGCGCTGCGGCTGAATGCACAAAGCTATTCAAAGCTCCGAATAACCTCGAGCTTGAGAAGGTATATTGCCCTTATTTCCTGTATAGTAAGAAAAGGTATGCTGCGAAGCTTTGGACGAAGGGTAAAGATGGGAACATGAACATGGATTATATCGATGTAAAGGGACTTCAGCTCGTGCGTCGAGATAATACACCACACATGAGAGAAGTATGTAAAGAACTTTTGGATGGAATTCTAGAGAGTTCAGACACATCTGGACCCAAGGCTTTGGCGAGAACGAGAGCCGTCGAACTCCTAGAAGGAAACGTTCCCATGGAAAAACTTATTCTCAGTCAATCTCTTTCCGATACGTATAAGGTAAAAGGTTTTAATGTACCTGTGACTAAGACTGAAAAGGATCACATCCCGTATACAAGTGAAGATGTCAGTATGGCACACGTACGCGTCGTCACCAAAATGCGAAACAGACGACCCGGGTCAGAACCACGTTCAGGTGATAGAGTTCCGTATGTATTACTAGACACGGGTGATCCCAAAGCGAGAGCTTTTGAGAAGGCTGAAGATCCAAAATATGCGGAGGAAAATAAACTACCTATAGATTATTCGTACTATTTCATAAATAAATTTTTAAACCCGGTTTGCGACCTGTTAGACCCCCTGTATGAAGACGTCAAAGTTGAGATATTTGGAGAGTTGTTATCCAGAGAGAAGGAAAAGAAAAAGGTTATCAGGAAAAATTCCAAAGCTGAAAAACAGGTTCTCATCGCAGATATATTTAAAAAAAAGAATCCATGATATTATATGGAAGTAGGCGAGAAGAAGGTAATCGCCGCATGTAAGGACATGGTAAAAGATGCCGAATATCGCGCAGAATTGAGAACAATTAAGAAAATGTGCGATACTTTTCCAATAGGCCTAACTCCCGGAACTTGTAGATATAGATTGTTAGGTGAAAATGGGTATTGTATAGGAACTTGTGTGGGTACAAATGAACTATGTACAAAAAAGGTTTCAGACGGGGAACTTTATTGTGGAATGCATAAGAAACAGACTAAACCTGCCGAACCCATTCAGATAAATATGCAACCTAATACGAGTTGTATATGTGAACTTTGGGAAAATAATCCAGAATGCTTATATTGTAGAGAGGAACAAGAAAAGAGGCTTAGAAAGAGGAACCCTCTTAATAGAAATGAATAAATCAGATATATTATTAAATTCTATAAATACATTTTACACAAATTCTGAAAATAGAAGTACACTAAAAGAATTACTAGATAAAAGTGGTGGTATATCACTTCGAAATTTGGAATGGTTCATAACAAATTATTCTAAAAGAAATAACTTATCATATACGACCAATGATGGCAAACTATTCAGTGTCCATTGTGCCTATAAGTCTAGTCTAGATGGGTATAGTAAAAAACTTTTTGATCCATTTTGTAGATCTCAAAAGATTATTTATACCGTTCCTGAATCACATGATAAAATTCATACGACTGTAGCACAGTTGAATTTTATCCGGTGGTGTATTAAGAATAAAATTGTGGAATATATACAAGATCACAAATACATACTATCTAATAAGCAAGTGACATGAATCCACCTTCGAATGTATACGTTTGGTACCCAACGTAATATAAATTGACGACGTAAGTCTTAGTTAATCCCGTTTTTAAATTAATTTCTAGTACCGTTTTTTCCGACTTTAACTGACTGAAATCCAAACTTCCCGATGGCTCCACATTAATCGGATTCATCGCGAAGGAATATGTGTATATATTTCTCTCCGTTCGCGACAACCTATTATTATAAGGAACAACGTATTTATAATACGTATGATCAACTCTTGGTAAATTTGGTAAATCTTCACCGTTAATGAAAATTTTAGCGCTATCGATGATAGGATAATTATGTGTATCTATGGGAGTTCCGATTGCGTTAAACAAAGTGGTCGTAGAAAAATTGTACCTGTTGTGCATGTTAGCGGCTGCCTGGTCAGCCAGTTGAGTTCCACCCCCAGCTACGGTTTCATTCTCGTAGTCTTTGTCACGTAAAAACCAGAATAGGGTTTTTACAGGTATATTTGGAACGAGCTGTAATCTTACCACTTCAGCACCTATTTCTGTTTCTTCTACGGGGTGGCGTTTGACTATATCCGTCACGAAAACCTGTTTTCGTTTTGATAAAAATATACGTTCTTCATCAGATACGGTCATTTCTTCAGTTATAAGATCAAAACTATTTAGTGTTATATTCTCTGGACTAGAATTCGTAAAAAACGTTTTTGGACGAAACTTTATTTCAAATTCTATCTTTTGCTTATGTACCCCACACGTTGGGAAATAAGGACGATTGGGTTTATTACTATCGTATTCATCTCCTTCATATTTTCTAGAAAAAAATAAAGGTATCGGAATTAATATATCTGAATCTTTCTGATCAATTGCTTCATGGTTTACTATAGACGTATCTTCGGCATTATTTCTATTTATAAGAAAACGTTTTGTACGTTTTTCAGATGCGTCCAAATACATCTGATCATAAATAATACCCCAATCGTCATAATACGTCTCGACTTCCAACTCGTCTACACGCATTGTAACGGATTTAATTAAATGTCTCCCTAATTGATCTGCCAACCAAAAACTACCACTCGCTAATCCGGGAAATTTAACAGAAATATACATATTACTCAAAAGATCTCCCATATTACGAGGGTTTAACGTGACCTTTATAGATTCACCGAAAGGCCAAGTACTTTGCGCATCGTTAGGTTTAGAAATGGTAGTCGATCTATGAAACTTTGTAAAATTTGAATGTCTATCGTATGAATATTTAAAAGGTGAATATCTAGGATCATCATTTAGTAGGTACGTATCCTGTTTCCCAATAGCATTGAGAGCTAGGGTGGCGCCTGGATCAGGTCCCTGCACGTCCATACTTATCTATTGTCTACAATTTTTTAATATCAGTTTCCCACATTTCAAAATAACCAGTAGCTTCAATTAAGCAAATTTCTTCTCTGAGTTTGTTCCATTCACCGAATAGAGCGGCGACTCTCTCCTCCGTGTATTCGATGGTCTTAATGTGTAGCAGGTAATCGTACGAATTGTCAACCATCGGAAACACTCGACTGATTTCATTTTCTAGATCTTGCTTTTTCCGTTTAAATACAACTATATCACCATCGATTACCATTTTAACAAATCGCGCTCGGTGAGAACAGAGTTCAGCCTTCTTTTTAGTTGTGTCGATGAGATGTGCCTTACGTTTCTTGTAATACTCCATACGAAGTTTAATAAAATCAACCAAAATTTGTTCAGGTGTATCGTATTTACAGATACCCTTTGTGGGGTGAAACAAATGCATGTTTGAGCATCTGATAGTCTTTTGCAGCTTGAGATCTTTCACAGCGTCTTTGCCGTTATAATCTTGGATGATAAAATCAACGTTCTCTGTTGTACTGTTATTTGTGAAACCACTGATGATTTTCTTTTCAACGAGAGTATCGAGATGTTCCTTATAATCTTGGGTCCATCGACCCGGGGGGAGATCGGTTACCTTAACGGTCCTCCCAATACTTTTCCATACACCTTGTGCGATCCACGAATCATCATCCTGTTCCAATATAGACCCAGTAAACCCCCGAAACCAGGGTTTCATTTTTTTCATATCTCTACCATTTGTAAAGTTGAGGATATTTGCCTTGATATCTTCTGGATTGAAGGGTGGAACGTAGCAACTGAAACCCGTTCCAATTCCTTCAGTTCCATTTACGAGTACCATAGGTAGAACAGGCATATAATGCTCGGGTTCAATCGAACGCCCATCATCGTCAAGGTATGTGAGTATCGCGTCATCCTTTTGATCGAAGATATTTCGAGTTTCCTTCGACAACCTCGTAAAGATATAACGGGTCTGAGATGCATCTTTGCCTCCCATCAATCGGGTCCCAAACTGACCACATGGCTCCAAAAGATTAATATTATTAGAGCCCGTGTAGTCGTTCGCCAGTTTGACAATAGTGTCGGCCAAACTTACTTCACCGTGATGATAAGCAGACTTTTCAGCCACAAAGGCAGCCAATTGTGCAACCTTCATTTCATCCTTAAGGTTCTTTTGGAAGCACGAATACATAACCTTTCGTTGAGACGGTTTGAGTCCGTCTGCCATATGTGCGATAGAACGTTTCAAATCCGCCAATGAGAAGTTTACCAGATCCTTATGAATAAAGTCGGTAATTTCCAGCTGCTTTATCTTACCATAAGGTACCTCGAGATCTTTTGCTTCTTTCGCGGTACTTTCAAGAAGCCACGTCTTACGATCGTCGGCCTTCTTTTTATCGAATGCGAGTATAACAGAATCATCCGTCATTACATCAACGTTAAATTTAACGGTGAGATCTTGGATAATTTTGAAATATTCTCGAGCCTCCACAGAAGTTGAAGTACCGAGACCCTTATAGTATTTGATCCTCCAACCCGGTTGACCATCCCCGTACCATGTACGAAATGCGGAATCTGTATAGAACGATTTAGACTGAGAAGCTTTCATGGCTTTAATGATAGGTGTGACCATCGAAACAACAAACCCCAACTTGAGGAGACTGGGCCAAAACGCGTGAACCATGTTGAGAATTAGACCCTTGATATGTGAACCATCATTATCCGCGTCAGTCATGATCATCAAGCGTCCGTATCTAAGCTCTGAAACATCGGTGTATTCCTTGCCTTGTTGGAGACCAAGGATCTTCTTCAGGTCGTTGAACTCTTGATTTCCTGTAAGTTGTGAAACGGATGCATCTCTAACATTCTTACACTTTCCACGAAGTGGGAATACACCGTAGTGATCACGACCAACAACTGAGAGACCAGCGACTGCGAGGGTCTTTGCTGAATCACCCTCTGTGACGATGAGTGTACACTTTCCAGATTGAGCTGTTCCCGCTTTGTTGGCATCATCGAGCTTGGGAATACCTGTAATTTTACTCTTGCGAGCCCCACCATCGGTTTTCGCGAGTTCCTTCATCTCCTTGAACTTTGAGAGAGCCGTGAGTTCATCAGAAACGCCCGTCTTCAAGACGTTTTTTACGAAGGTTTTAGGCATCTCAAACTTAGAGCCAAAGTCTTGTGCCTTGAGTGTACACTCAGACTTGACCTGACTCGAGAAAGTGGGGTTCTCGAGGGTTGTCTTCACAAAGATAGAGAAAGTGTTTTTGACCTGTTGAGGCTTGAGTTTAATTTTCTTTGCCATCTCTTCGATGATCCCCGCAGCGACCAGTGAGGCAGCGTGATCGACGTGAGTTCCACCCTTACTGGTACAGATACCGTTTACAAAGGATACCTGTTGCATACCATCTTCAGATGGACCGATACAGACAGACCAGCGATCGGTTGTGGCGCAGTGTACATTCTCTACACCTTCATGCATTTTGGCGTAGGCCTCGAAGCTTTGTTTGGGGAGAAGTTCATCATTAAACTTGACTTTACAGTTGGGTGTCGTACAGATATTAGCGTCCCAAATACGCTTTTCGAAGATTTTATAGATGTTGAAATCCATCTCGGTCATCCCAAACCGTTTCCAATCGGGAACGAATGTGATGGATACAGATGACGTGGCACCCGAATGTTTTTTGATTTTTGGAGGTTCACACACAGACATGTTATCTGACCATTTTTGTGTGTACGTCTGTTTTGTTTCGTGGTCTTTTACGATGATTGAGAACTCTGAAGAGTAAATATTCGTCAACTTGGCTCCGTAACCATTACGGCCTCCGACAATCCGCTTTTGATTATCATCGTAATTTGTACTCGTGAGAAGGTGTCCAAACACGAGTTCAGGGTTCCAGATTCCTTCTTTTTCGTGCATTTTAACGGAGATTCCACCCAGTGGACCATTGTTTTCAATGGTTATGGAACCCGATATTTTATCTATAGATACAGCTATTGAGCTGGTATTTTTAGGATGGAGTGAGTTGCGATCGATGGCATTAACGAGGATCTCATCAAAAATCTTGAGTAAACCAGGTGAATACTTGGTACTCTTCTTTTCGAATTTCTGACCGTTAAGAACCCAATAGGATTCCGTACTTAAATCAGTTGGACCGACATATGAGTCGGGACGTTTAAGCACATGCTCGATATGCGTGAGTTTCTCAACGCTCTCCATGATTTTTTTTATTTTATTACACATCTATTCTCTAACTTAGGTTTAGTTCATCTAAAATAACCAATTTGTCACTCCATTTTTTTAATTTGTCTACACTCTTACTGAATTCTTTCATTGAATTTCTACCCGTGGTTGCTTCCCATCGCTGTGTATTTTTAGGAGGGACCATATTGGTTTTGATGTAATCCAAATAGTTTAGGAAAAGTTTCAGTCGAATTCTGAA